CAAAATGAACCTTTCGACATTACAGCAGTTACACTTACCGGACGGGTATTAATCATCCAAATTCGAGCGTCAGATACCGTGCTACGTATCAAACAAGAAATCTACAAACAAGATGGCCTAATGATAGACCAACAGCGTATGGTATTCAACGGTAAACATTTAGAAAATAATGTGTGTCTACACAGTTATGGAATTCAAGCCAATTCGCGTATCCATTTAATCTTGCGACTGCGTGGCGGAATGTTTCATGCATCCTCTTCCCGTAGTGATTATCTATCCCTATCTTATAACAGTAAAGAACTACTAGAAAAGGGGTCATCGATGTTAAAGTATATGCGAAATAAATATGATATGGATATTCTAGATAAAATTCATGAAAAATGGATGGAATGCAAAGAAGAAGAAATACCATCTATTTTAAATGTAATTGAAAAATATTATGTAAATTAACCAAATATTTTTTAAATCAAATAATATATGTTTCTCATGAAAACAAATAAACAAAAAGCATCTTTACCAATCTATCTGGATAAAAAAATAAATACGCAGTATGTGATACCCTTCAACTTATATCAAACATGGTATACGTTAGATTTGCCACCAAAAATGAAAGAAAATGTAGAATTATTAAAATTACAAAATCCGGAATTCACATATTCGTTGTATGATGATGACATGTGTAGAAATTTCATTAAAGAAAATTTTGATGCAGATATTTTATACGCGTTTGATAAATTAAAACCAGGTGCATATAAAGCTGATTTATGGAGGTATTGCATATTATACAAAAAAGGAGGAATTTATTTAGATATAAAATACAATGTCAATCCACATTTTAAATTAATATACTTAACAGACAACGAATATTATGTAAGAGATAGACCCTATGTTGGTATGACTGGAATATACAATGCATTATTAATTTCTAAACCAAACAATAGTATATTATATAAATGTATCCAAACAATTGTAAACTATGTAAAATATAATATAACGGGTTATAGTAGTTTGTATATAACAGGTCCACATTTAATGAGCAAGTTTTTTACGATAGAAGAAATTAAATCATTCCCGTTATCATTTAATGGAGATTCTATTTTTTTACACAATACTCCCATATTATCTATATACAATACATATAGAATAGAACAATCTATATCACCTATAAAACATTATAGTCAATTATGGATTGAAAAAGATATATACAATTATCCTGTATTAACTCCAATTCGTAGTGTAGATACCCATCAAGAAATACTGCTTCCTTTTATAATATTAAATTGGTTTCCACTACAATTTAAAAAGGAAAATACAATACAAGTAAAACCAATACCACCTTATTTTAAAAATACGACTCACATTTCTGGTTTTATTTTTGAAGATACTATATGGTTTTTATTGTATAAATGCAATAAATATTTTTTTGCTATTTTTGATACAACTATGAATTTACTTCGTTATTCAGAATTAGTCATATTAAACAATCCTTCTATCCTAACAGTAAAAAAGGATTCGATTGTATTAAATAACAATGAATATAGCATGGAATATATTAAGCACCTAAAATGGTATACAAGTTAATGTTCTATAATTTTAGTATAAATGAATATAAATAAATGTTATAATAACTATAATGACTATACCCAAAATTATTCATCAATTATGGATAGGTAATAAACCACGACCATCTAAAATGATGGATACATGGAAAACCAAACATCCTGATTTTGAATATATTTCATGGTCTGAAGAAGAGATTTATAAACGAAATTTTAAGTTGCAATGTAGTGAACAAATCGTTTTGATTAAAGAAATTAATGGTAAAGCAGATATAATTCGTTGGGAAATATTATACCATTACGGCGGTGTATATTTAGATGCTGATTCTATTTGTATAGAACCATTCGACAACCATTTAATGGAAAAAAAAGCATTTTGTGCCTATGAAAATGAACATTGTCGACCCAACTTAGTTGCAACTGGAACTATGGCATTTCCACCCAAACATCCTTTGTGTCTTGCCGCAATTAAATGGATACTAGATAAAAATAATTTACAATCGATTATAAACAATCCTGCATGGACTACAGTTGGTCCACAATTATTAACTAATTTATTACCTCATTTTGAAGACGTTACCGTATTTCCTAGCTTTTATTTTATACCTATTCATTATTCTGGAATTAGATATAATGGGCACGGAAAGGTATATGCATACCAAGAATGGGGGTCAACAAAACAAAATTACGATGTCATGAATTCAATTACATTGCCTGATATTTTACAAACACCCATCGAATCTATTTCTATATTAATTTGTAGTTATAATACAGATGTTTCATATGTAAAAGAATGTATAGAATCAATTGCAAACCAACAAGGTGATTTTGAAATTGAACTTGTATGGATAAATGATGGTTCAAGCAGTGAATCATCTATTCAATTAGAATTATTATTACAATCTTTTCAATCTCTTACACGATTTTGCAGTGTTAACTATATTAAAAATCCACAGAATGAAGGTGTTGGAGCATGTCTCCATAATGGACTATTATTATGCAGCCATGAAATAGTCATTCGGATGGACAGTGATGATATTATGCTACCTACTAGAATATTAACCCAACTCGAATTTATGAAAAAAACATCTGATTGTGTATTGTGTGGTTCAAATATTTCATTATTTAAAACAGAAAACAATAGTAAAATTCATGTATACGATACACACCATCCACTAACGTTAACATGGAACCAATACAAAGATACAAAATCACATTGGTTTATTAATCATCCAACATGGTGTTTCAAAAAATCTGCTATAATAAATGTAGGAAACTACAATAAAACACGTTCAAAATGTGAAGATTTTGAGTTAGTACTAAAAGTATTGAAAGTATATGGAATAATATATAATATAGGAGATAATTTGTTATTCTACAGACTACATCCAACCCAAGTTACATATGACCATTCAGATAAAAATACATATATTAATTTACAAAATGAATATATTGATAAAATGATTCAATCAGAAGATACAGTTGAAAATGTTAGACAACTAACATTATTCGATTCTTCAAAAAAATAATACAATTTTACTCAGATTTTGATACAACTAATTTATCTTGAACAATTTTTTAATATTTTCTTATATATATGAGTATACCAAAAATTATTCATCAAATATGGATAGGTAATAAACCTAGACCATCTAAAATGATGGATACATGGAAAAATAAGAATCCTGATTTTGAATATATTTCATGGTCAGAAGAAGAGTTTATAAAACAAAATATTAAATTTCAATGCAGTGAACAAATAGAAATGATAAAAGAAATATGTGGTAAAGTAGATATAATGCGATGGGAACTGTTATATCATTACGGCGGTGTATATTTAGATGCTGATTCTATTTGTATAGAACCATTCGACAACCATTTAATGGAACAAAAGGCATTTTGTGCCTATGAAAATGAAGATTGTCGACCCAACTTAGTTGCAAACGGAACTATGGCATTTCCACCCAAACATCCTTTATGTCTTGCCGCAATTCATTGGATACTAGATAGACGTAATTTACAATCAATTATAAACAATCCTGCATGGACTACAGTTGGTCCACAATTATTAACCAAAATGTTAGACAATTCAAAATACAAAGATGTTACTATATTTCCAAGTTATTATTTTATACCCATACATTATACAGGAGTTAAATATACTGGCCATGGAAAAGTATATGCTTATCATGAATGGGGGTCAACCAAAGAAAATTATGGAAAAATGAATTTAATTAAGTTACCAGATAGTTTGAAACCACCCAAAGAATCCGTTTCTATTGTCATTTGTAGTTATAATACAAAGGTTTCACACCTGAAAGAATGTCTAGAGGCAATAGCAAACCAAGAAGGACATTTTGCAATTGAAATTGTCTGGATAAATGATGGGTCCACTAAAGAAACAACTAAACAACTAGAATTGTTATTGGATAAATTTAACACTACTACACGATTTTGTACCATCAAATATGTTAAAAATAAAAATCGGGAAGGGGATGAATGTATTGATAACGGTATACAATTATGTACAAACAAAATAATTTTTAAAATGGATAGCAATACTATCATGGCTCCAAATAAAATATCAAAGCAACTTGAAAAAATTAAAAAAATGTAAATTTTGGTTAAATAACTGAATTAGGATAATCTGAACAAAATTCCGGTATCATATCAGGTTCATTTTTAATAGTAAGAGCAGTGGAAGTGTTGATTGAATTCGTTGAAAGTTCTTGTTGGGTTTGTGTTTGGTTATTTTTTGTACGTTTACATGGTTTTATCAATGGTTTAATATCCTCAATTAGCATGTCTTTTTTAATGTCTGTTTTAAAAATATTGGAACTGTCTAATAATTTTACATATTCGCTATAGGTGTCATTTAAAAATACGTGACCGTCGCATTTCCTGTTTTCTTCGTCCAATTCCAATATTTTATAAATGTTTATGCTTAATAAATAGAATTTTTGAGAAAGGGATTCACTCTGATTAATAGAGTCGGATAAATTGAGGTATAGTTTAATGGATGTTAAGATGGCTATAAACATGCTTATAGCTGTATTGACCATAATTTTATCATATTCTGGGACACTTTGAAAGGATATAAATGTGCTGCTGAATATTGAAAGTACAATAACGGGTAAATCAAAATATCTAGAACATTCTTTAAATTCAATGTATCTATTTTTATGTTTAACACTCATAAAATAAGAATTAATTCTTATTTTTTTTAACATTTCAATTACATCATCTGTCCATGTTGTCATAGTAGTAGTAGTATAAAAAAATAAAGCAAATATTACAAATCAGCCAATGTCAATCCTTCACGCAACCATTTGCAAACACGGTCAGGGTGCAATGCAACCGAAACCAACTCTTCTCGGATTATATTTGTTTTTGCTTTAGCCATGTTTGAATAGTTGTATTCAAATATAGCAGGATTTTGAGACAACCAATACCAAGCAATTTTATCTTGATTTTCTTTTAACAGTTCAATAGCAGCTGGATTGGCAGATAAATTTTCCCAATTGACTTTTTCCAGATTTTTTCTCATGTGTTCAATTGCAAGTGGATGTGTGTTTTTTGAAAATTGAAACCAATAAATACGGTATGGAAGTTTTAACAATAAATGAATAGCCGCTGGATTAGAACATAAAATGTTCCAATCCACTTTATGTAGATTTTTTTCAAGGATATGTATTGCAGATGGATTAGCTGATAATCTTTCCCATGCAACATTGGATAATACATCGATATAATCTTCAATTAGTTGCATGGCAAGAGGACTTGTATTTTTAGCCAATAAATGTAAATTACCTTCAATATAACGTGCATCTACTAAATGAAGTGCGTTGGGGTTTTCCAATAATCGTTCTTGTACATAGGGTACTTTAATACATACATATTTTTCTAACAATGGAATAATGGCTGGATTTGGATTTTTAAGCCAGCCAGCGTAACCTGCATTATCCAACATAGTAGGGTCGTTGTACATATAACATAGTGCGCCAGGATTTTCTGATAAAAGAGTCCACATTTTTGGAATATGGTATTTTTCAATATGGTCGATAGCATTAGGGTTCATCTGAAGCATGGTGAACGCCAATTTGTTGGAAGGTACCCAGTTGAGAAGCTCCATGTTGTTTATACCTTTCTCACAAGTAAAATTATGTTTCAATTTTATTCACCTAATTTCTCTAAAATTCTGTGAAGCAATTGTTTGATAGCAACCAATTCGTGTTGGACATCCACTGGGTCAAATATGTTATAGAGAGGAACATCGGTACTTTGTTGAATGGTTTGTACACGTTCTTCAAAAAACGTTTCGCGGGTAGACGTTTCTTTATCTTCTACTTTCAGTTTATTGATAGCAGGAACAAACAACGATAAAAATAGTTTATTTTTATCCGTTAACGTTGTATCTAATTTGTCAGCAATTAAAATATTTTGTTCAAACAATTTCATAATTTCTTCTTTTTGTAATCCAGGTCGAAATAAATCCATTTCGCATACAAGGTCCCACAACATTCGTTTATTATCGGTTGTATTCATATATTACCCTATTGTTATTCTCTTTATTAGGAATTAAAATATTTTTTCCGTAATTTTTCTATTTTTTCATCTGGAAAAGTAGTTTTACCTTTAAAATAATCATAATTATGGGTTTTTAACATGGTAATGATAAAAAATAACGCGTACATTCCACATTCGGAATCTTTAAATTGGTGTTCTTTGGGATGATTTTCAACAAATTTGTAACTAGAATCTTGTCCTTGAACTTGGGTGACAAACTTTTTAATATTTTTAATAATTTTGTCACCGGCTGAATCAAAATAGTAAATTATTTTTTTTCGTCTGTCTATGAACATCGACACCCAGTGTATTCCTTCTCCTTCGTGTTCGTCTATGTTGAATACAATTCCAATATCGGTATATTTAGTGTTATTGACATCAAACTCGCATAATTCAGGCCAAACGCATTGTCCATCTTCTTCTTTAAAATCATAATCGGATGGAGATGGTCCTATGTATTTGAAATGAGGGTACGTTTTTTCATATTGTTCCAACACATCTGTAATTTCTAAACTGGACAACCATTCATTCTTATTTTTTTTCCAGGAAGAAGGACTTTTAGGGGCAAACACTTCATCTACAGGAACGTCGAGTTCTTTCGCCCAACAAGATTCTTTTTTGCATTTGGTAAGTTTAGATTCTAATTCTTTCCAAATATCAACTGGATTGTTTGTATTTATTTTTTTTTTATGTGTCCGATTGTATTTATGTTTTAATTGATACAAATGATTATTATTGTAACAAGTATATTTTTTATTCTTTTTATAAAGCGGAGAACATATTTCAGGTTTTACCATGTATTAAAAACATATTTTTTTTATTCTTTTTTACAAGAACGTCTATTTTTTTAGGAGCAAAAATGAACTGGTCGCCATTGATTGGTGCAATTTCTATAGTTTTTTCTAATTCTTTTTCCGAATCTTGCTGTTTCAAATATTGAATACAATCATGCACATAGTTTCGAAAGGAATGTTGTAAACCACTATGGGTATTATCAAACATGGAAGAAGTTAATTCTAAAATACGTTCTTTATAATCAACATCATACTCTTGTGCAGTAACAACAGTTGTTTTACGTTTTGGATTGAATAAATAAGTAATAGTTGGGTCCATATTACTTATTTATATTATGAAACTCTAACATTAATCTCATGAAAGGGAGTTGAACCCTTGACCTGCGGATTTACAGTCCGTCGCTCTACCAACTGAGCTATCACGAGATACGTCCAAGGAAGGAATTGAACCTCCCAACCACTTTATCGCCTTATTGTGGTTTTACCATATTGGACATATGGTAATATGTACCATTTATTTAAGTGCCTTTTCAATAATTCATATTCATGCTTAAATAACTAACTAAACCAACTAACAATGACCGAATAATTAAAGAAGTGTCTTCATCACGAACACCCATTCGTTTTACATAACGAAATGTATAGGACGATGCAAAAATAATGAAAACAATCATATTGAATAAACTGCCAACGACTTTATAATCCATACTTATAGATTATATTTTTCCTAAATTGGAATAGAAAATTCAGAACACCAATGAATCCATTTTTCTTTAGAATCGTCCGTATATTGTAAATATTCAAATTGTATTTGACCATACATGGCATTGAGTTCATTTATTTTGGTCATGAAATAATAAGGTATTATCAAATTTTGATAATTATCGATTTGTACAATTTTTTTGAAATTAGTGCAAACAATATATTTTACTAAACTACTATTACTAATCGCTCGTGGTTTACAAATATGTACATTTTCATAACAAGCACACAATACATAAATAAGCTGAATGGTATCTTGTTGTGTGGTATCTGCAATTCGAAGAAAACACATACCTCCTGCAATTTGATGATTCAATATATACAACACTTGTTCTTTAAAATCATCGATATCACCTATAATCAATTGGGTTGATTTTGTTCTTAATTTAAAAGAAATATTTTTTTTAATCCAATCAAAAGCTTCTAAACATGCATCACTTCCTACATACGTAATTTCTGTAGTATCTGGAATACGGTTTGAATGTAATAATTCCAGCATTACAAAAAAAGAATTTGATTTAGGTTTGTATTTACTTAACATGATTATTTTATTTTCTATTTCGTTCGTAGGTTCAAATGTAGTTAAATAATGTTGCAACGAATTAGAAAGAATAGAGCAATGTGTTTCATTTTCTTTATAGGAAATATTTACATGGGGTAATATATAATTCATAATTGTATATACCCTTTACCTATTTAACTAATTTTAATTTTTAAATAGTGGTTTGTTTCTGTTTCATATACTTTTGTACCACGAAAAGCTATATGTTTTTGTTTTTGAAATATGTAATATCGGTTTAAATACGAGATAGCTTCTTGGTTTGGCTCGGACGACATGTCTTTAAATTTACTTTGTACTGTTTTAAATAAACCAGTTCCATTAGGAAAATCTTGAAAGTTTGTAGCTAATTCAAACCCATATTTTGCCATAAGAGGAATGAAATATTCTGCAAATACTAGGTATTCTTCAAGAAATTTATCTTTATTCAACGATTGTTGTTTCACTCCAATAGATAATGGAACATAATGACCCTTCTCTTTCATATCTGAATCATCGTATTGTTTTCGAATATTGGAAAAAGGAACATAACCTTGTTTTACATCGGTAGACAATTTGAACGTACCAGTATCATCGTGAGCGGTAGACATAATTTGTCCTTTTTTGATATTTTTTAATAATTCCATCATACTTTTTCCATCAAAACAGGTAGCACAGAAATAACCTCCTACTTGAATACAATCAATTAAATTGTAAATAAATTTCATAATCGATTCTTCTGAATCAAACATATAATGCAGCGCAAATTGTATACTTCCAATATCAAATCCTTGTTTACAAAATCCGTAAGGTATTTGTGTTTTTTCAGATAACATGGGCGGATACGTAGATTCCATACCAAATAAATACTGTAGAATTCGATTTTCATAATCATGTTTTAACGCTTCCCCCTCTTTGATAAGCAAACTACTGCTTCCTTCTACAAATATAATGGGTAACAACTCTTTTTCTTTACGTTTAGATTTACGATTTTTCTTTTGTACAACACGTAAAAAGGCACCATCTATCGTATTATGTAAATTGTCATTGTTGATATCAATACCAAGTACAAACCCAGCTTGTGCATCTTCCCATTTTTGGAGGTCACCACCTTTACCACATGCAAAATCAATCAACAATGGTTTTCTTCTAGTACTCGAACGTACTTTATCAGAAATTTTGTCAATCAACATTCGTTTGATATCGTTGTGGAAATCGCTCATCAATTTACCTTCTTTCAAGTTACCTTTTTCTGTTTTCAACGTATAATATTCTGTATCTAATTCGATAGGACGTAATGATTTGCTTACTACACTTTCTTTCATTGGAGCTACCAACATTTGATACGTAACTGGATTATGTATACTTATCCAATTTTTCACAGCAGTACTGTATGCATTCGGGTCCGTTTTATCCCAACGAACGCGAATTGGAGTCCATCTCCAGCCCTTTTCTCTTGTAGCGTCATATTTAAATTCAACAATAGAACCATGTTCAAGAACTTCCACTGGTCGTCCGTCACTTTCTGTACAAACATTTCCTTCTTCGTTCGTATACATGTTACACATGTAGGCCGACACATCATAAGGTCTACCGCCAATAAAAGGAATTCGTTGTTTGCCATTGGAAATGATGTCAAAATTTTGATAGACAGAAACGGATGGACATACTGTATAATCCGTCTGTTCTCGAGTGGGATACGCGTTGTACGAAGATTTTAATGTAATGACTTTATATTCTTTTCCGGTGATTGTTTTTTTTGGGGTAGGGTCAATGTCTACATAAAAATCAATTGTGTTTTCTTCTGCAGGTTTCCATTTAAAATTTAAATCCCATGTGGTTCGTTTGTTGGAAATGGGAGAATCTACACTTGATACACCAACACCATATTGTATAGGGGTAAAAATGAGACCGTCTTTATGATATGGCTTGGGCATTTCATACAACATTTTGCAATTGGCAGGTGAGAACGTTAAAAATTGTTTATATTGAATAGCATATTTACTTTCAGATAAATTGGTAATCGATGTAAATACAGAATTGATGACGCGCATTAAGACTTCGCGACGAACAGGTAGAGTATAAGCACGAACATCATTGGTATTGATACTAAGATTATTCCTATTTTGTTCAGTCAACGGGTCAATATTCAAATAATACATATCAAAAGCATAAAATGTATTATGCATGTTATTATGTGAATCTTTCACTACATGTTCACCGTCTAATACCATAGGTCCAATCGGTAACCCTTTTTGAGGTTCCAATGTACAATTCATATTTTCAACACGACCTGATGTTGGAATCAAATACATTTTCATTTTTTTAGAAATAAATAATAGTTTACGTTCACCATCGGCTTTATCTGTTACCATAAAATCATCTTCCGTTAACATTGGAAGATTTTCATGTTGCAATGTAACTGTATTGGGCCCAATAAAATTCAAATCTTTCAATCGGTCGCCTACAGGAAATAGTTCTTTGTATTCTTCTTGAACAGCTGTTATTTCCTTGTACGAAATAGGGAAATTGGTTCTCTGCAATCCTTTCAATACATGGGTAATCATAAATGCTATTTCACCTTTTAATTCTTTCATAGGAAGTGTTTCAAGACATTCTGCTTCAATTTCATATACAGGTGTAATGTCAAATACTTTAGTCATTGTTTTGTTAGGACTATTACGTAACATTTTTACAATACTGCAATCAATGACAAAGGAGGGATGGTCTGGGTGGTATAATTGAATACGTTTCATAAATCGAAACGTATTTGAATCTGGCATAGTTTCAACCCCAGGTTTAACCGTTTCAGAGTTTAAAGAAAATTGTACGTTGTACCCTTGATGTGTAAAAGGTTCAGCTATTTGCTGTTTTTCTACATATTTCATATGTTCACTGGTTTGGTTTGCACAATACTGTTTAATGGCGTCAATTCCATCTATTTCAGCACGAATATTTTTGCCTAAGGATATTCGAAATAAAGATACACGTTGTTTTATTTTAAACCCGCACATGAGCAACCATTCAATCACATTATTGTAATCGCTTCTGGTAAGCGGTTCTAAATAATGTTTAAACCGTAATTCAAATTCGTATTTTACGGAATCTGAATTTTTATGTTTCAGATAGGTTTCTATTAATTTATCCATTCTATGCTATATACCTATACTTTTTATTTAATCAATTTTAATATATGATTTTTAAGTATATAATATATGAAAGGTGGTGGTAAATGTTCTGGCGATCCTATGAAAATAACTGGTATGCAAATAGGTAAATACTATATTGGAGAATGCGCATATAGTGGCAATTTTTACGTTTATAAAGTTTGTTCTCCTTCTGATATAACCGATTGCGATGATTTGTTAGCAAAAGTGTATAAAATAACTGAAAAGGGTTGGATTACCGAAAAAGTATTAGAAACAGAAACAGCACATATGTATTACATAAATTCATTGGGTATAGCCCCTAAATTTTATGGATTAAAATTTATTAATTATAATGATGGTTTGTATGGAATATTATTAATGGAACATTATGGCGGCAAAGATTTAAAAAATTCAGGTACATTAGACGAATTATTACATGATTTAACAGAAAGTGGTTATGATATGACAATAGATGAAAAAGGTATAAAATCAAAAATAAAACAATTACTAGATATATTATACGACCACAATTTACAATATAATGATTTACATAGTCATAATTTTTTATATAAAAAAATAGATGATACCTATGAATTCAAAATTATTGATTTTGGCGATGTTACTGTAATTCCAGCAGATAAACGTATTCGTAGAAATTATGAAATTGAAATTGTATCAACTAAAGGTAGTATAGATGTATCTAGAGGTGGTGGAAAAAAATACAAACGTAAATCTAAAACACGTAAATATTTCAAGTTACATGAATAATGGTTTGAATATCACTATATATTTGTTTTTTTGTTTTAGACACTGGAATGTGTAACTGGGTGGCAATCGTTTTGAGTTCATCTAATTTATAATGGGATAATGCATACAACGGTTTTGTAACATGATAATGAGTAGAGTACGGTTGACCATCCCATGGTATAACTGTATTGTTTTCAATGATATGTGTAGGTGGATGATTACCAATAGGATAACATATATGTTGTTTGATAATCCAAACGTTGCATTTTTTCCATTTACATAGGTCTATCAATGTTTTTAGTGTTGTTGCGTTGGTCTCAATTGAATGTACAATAGAAGTAGGTGCACTATTTAAAATGTGTATTTTTCGCAAACCGGTAACTTGTAAAAAAGAGTTAGTATACGGGTCACAAAACAAATAATTATCAAAATTTGATTTATTCAAAACAAATTTTGGTACTTTCATATACTTATTTAAAAAATAAATCTTTAAGCTCATCTTTTTGTAGTTCTGTTTGGTTAATTTGCGATTCTTGTAGGTTAACATAATCAATGTATTTTTGCAATTGTTCTAATATTTCATAGGATATGTTGGATAAATTAACAAAAATACCGTTTTGATTTTCATTATGTGTAATTTGATGTTGCCCAATTAATATTTTTCCAATTTCAATTTGGTAATGTTTAGGCATGTTTTCAATCCGTTCTTTCATATCTTGAATATTCATACATCATTCATTCCTTTATTTTTTAACTCTTTTTAAAAATTGATATACATTTAGAATCATTATAGATTGTACAAAATGGAACGCCGTATTTTAGAAAAAATCAATTCTCAAAATGAGACCTATACTAAACATCTTATACATGAATTAAATAAATTGCCGAATGAGTTGTCTCAACCACTTTTGCAATGGGTACATTCTACTAAACCTGTTGATATTACTAAATCAGATTTCAGCAAACGTAAACGAGCTAAAAATTGTGTTCCACATGATTCAAGATGTGAAGCGCGGTGTGCCAAAGGAAGCGGTCATGAAGGAGAACAATGCACGCGTCGTAAAAAAGATGGTTGTTTATATTGTGGAACTCATACAAAAGGACTTCCTCATGGAATTATGGTAAAGCAAGAACCGGCGTTCAAAGAAAAGACCATTTGGGCAGAAGAATATCGTGGTATTATGTATTATATTGATGAAGACCATGTATATAATACAGAAGATATTAAGAAAAATAAAGTAAATCCTGAAATTATAGGTTCATGTACTAAATCGGGAAATTCTTATATGATTCATTTAAAATAATCTATGTATATCCTATGGTAGTATGTTCTCCAAGTATGGAATTTCAAGATTGCGAATTAGCTATTTTACGTTTAAATGTAGATAAAGTGGAAAAAGAACAAGGAAAAATATTAGTAGAATCACCAGAAACTAAAAAAACAATTAAAATAGTGGAAGGTTTTATTAAACGTAAACAATTAATTATTTATGGGGGAACAGCAATCAATAATATATTACCTAAATCTGACCGTTTTTATAATTATAATTACGAATTACCTGACTATGATTTTTTTAGCAAAAATTCATTAGAAGATGCAAAAGAATTAGCCGATATATATTTAAAAAATGGGTTTACCAATGTAGAAGCAAAATCTGGTGTACATCATGGAACCTATAAAGTATTTGTCAACAATATTGGTGTTGCTGATATTACTTATTTACATCCTGAAATTTTCAACAGTCTTATGAAAGATATTATTACCAAAGAAGGTTTATTGTATGCCCCTGCTAATTTTTTACGACAAAGTATGTATTTAGAATTATCAAGACCCAATGGAGAAATAGATAGATGGGAAAAAGTATTAAAGAGGCTTATTTTATTAAATAAATATTATCCATTAAAAATAAAAAAGTGTAAAAATAATATTCAACGTGAAATGACAACAAAATATATAATTACCGAAAAAAAAATATTCAATATTGTTAAAAATTGTTTTATAGATGAAAAACTTATTTTTATTGGAGGATATGCAAATGCACTTTATTCATCTTATTTACCAGATTATAAAGTAAAATCATTGCCTGATTTTGATGTTTTATCCAATGACCCTCTCAAAACATGCAACCATGTAAAAAAAGAACTTGCCAAAGAAAATATAGAAGTTACTATAAATACATATCCACCTATTGGTGAATTGGTAGCGGAACATCATTCATTGCAAATTGGCGAGGAGTATATTGCATTTGTGTATAAACCTACTGCATGCCATAGTTACAACGAAATTAAAATAGGTAATTCAAAAGTTAAAGTAGGTACCATTGATACATTGTTGAGTTTTTACATGGCATTTATGTATGCTGACCGACCCTATTATGATATAAACCGGTTATTATGTTTATCTACCATGTTGTTTACCGTTCAACAGCGCAATAGATTAAAACAATCTGGATTATTAAAACGATTTAGTACTACTTGTTACGGAAATCAACCTACGTTGTCCGATATACGTGATGAAAAAACAAAAAAACGTAATGAATTGGACCCAAAAAGTAAAGAATATGAAGAATGGTTTTTAAATTATACACCTAATAAAACAAAAAAGAATAAACCAAGAAAAAATAAAACAATGAAAAAAAATTGATATAGCAATATTCAATGAATAGAAGTATACAATGGCTGACCTTTCCCAATATGTTATGCGTAACGAGCACGACCACGTATTGTTGAATCCTGATACCTATGTTGGTTCAGTTGAAAATGTAGAAACCGATAATTGGATTTTGAAAGACGGTAAAATTCAAATGGAATCTATCCACTACAACCCCGCTCTACTCAAATTGTTCGATGAATTGATTGTAAACGCCAACGACCATCACATTCGTACCAAAACAAGTGAAAATCCAGTCACTCATATTCAAGTCATTATTGATAACGGCAGTATAACCATTATCAATGATGGAGAAGGAATTGATATCGCAAAACATCCTGAACACGACATGTATATTCCGCAACTCATTTTTGCTACTTTGCGCACTTCGCGTAATTTCAATACAGAAGAAAAACGAATTGTTGGTGGAAAAAATGGATTTGGTGTAAAACTAGTGTTTATTTGGTCGACCTTTGCTAGCATTGAATGTGTCGATTCAACAAGACAACTTAAATATACCCAAACCTTTTCTGATAATCTAAAAACAATCAATCCACCTGTGATTAAACCATGTAAAAAGAAATCATATACGAGTATTACTTTTAAACCCGATTATGCTAGGCTGAAATTACCTGGATTAGAACCTACCATGTTATCTTTAATTGAACGGCGTATTTACGATATTGCCTCTCTTACCGATAAATCCGTTAAGGTGTCGTATAACGGTTCGGTTGTTCCTGTAAAATCATTGACAAACTATGTTGATTTATTTGTAGGAGCTAAAACGGAAATGCCTCGGTCTCAGTTTTCATGCGACCGATGGGAAGTAGTCGTATGCAAATCTCCGAACGAAGAATTTGTATCTATTTCCTACGTGAACGGAATTCATACAGGTAAAGGTGGTACTCATGTCAATTATATTTTAAACCAACTTCTTCGAAAACTCATTTTCTACATCAAACAAAAAAAGAAAGTAGATGTAAAATCCACTACGCTGAAAGAACATTTGATGCTGTTTATTCAGTGTTCCATTGAAAACCCAAGTTTTGACAGTCAAACCAAAGACTATCTCAATACGCCCAGTTCCTCGTTCGGGTCTAATTGTGAATTGTCCGATAAATTTATTGAAGAAATTGCGAAAAAAGGTATCATGGAATTAGCGTTGACGATTACTAAATCCAAAGAAATGGTTGCCGCCAAAAAAACAAGCGATGGAAGCAAAACACGTAAAATTGTGGGTATTCCAAAATTGATTGATGCCAATTTCGCAGGAACAGTGAAATCTACCAAATGCACGTTGATTTTGTGCGAAGGAGATTCTGCTCGGTCTGCCATTCTATCAGGATTTACATCGGATGACAGAAATACATATGGTGTATATCCATTGCGCGGTAAATTGCTGAACGTTCGCGACGAATCGATTACGACCATTAGCAACAACAAAGAAATCAAAGAATTGATGACCATTATGGGATTGAAATACGGAAAAGAATATACTCCTGAAAATATTAGTGAATTGAGGTATGCGCATGTGTTATTTATGACCGACCAAGATTTAGATGGAAGTCATATTAAAGCTCTGATTATCAATTTGTTCGCTTGTTTGTGGCCGTCTCTGCTACCGTGCCATGATTTTATCGGGTTCATGAACACGCCTATCATTAAAGCTACCAAAGGAAAAGAAGAAAAATGTTTTTACAACGAAGAGCAACATACCAAATGGAAAGAAACCAATCCAAAAGGATGGTCTGAAAAGTTTTACAAAGGATTAGGTACGAGTACTGCAAAAGAATTCAAAGATTATTTCTTGAACAAGAAAATCGTACATTTTACCAGAACACCCGAATGTTGTGGACAATTGGATATGGTATTCAATAAAAAACGAGCTAACGACCGTAAAACATGGTTGGAACAGTACACACCTCAAAACTTGAACACCGATGTGCACAATATTTCCTATACTGAATTAATTAACAAAGAATTAATCAAATTTTCCAAATATGATTGCGACCGGTCGATTCCAAACATGATGGACGGGTTCAAAATCAGTCAACGAAAAATATTTTACTGTGCTCTTTTGAAACCGCTTACCCATGAAATTAAAGTGGCTCAGTTTAGTGGGTACGTTTCAGAAAAATCCTCTTACCATCACGGTGAAGCCAGTTTGAATGGCGCTATTGTTAACATGGCCCAGAATTTTGTAGGGTCCAACAATATCCATTTATTGAACCCCAACGGACAATTCGGAACACGGTTGCAAGGTGGAAAAGATAGTGCTAGTGAAAGGTATATTTTTACGCAGTTGAATAAATGCACAAGATACATTTTTCGCAAAGAAGATGACGATATTCTAAACTATTTATCCGACGACGGAACTAGTATTGAACCTGACTTTTACGGACCTATCATTCCTATGATTTTAGCCAATGGTTGTAACGGTATTGGTACTGGGTTTAGTACCAAAATTCCGTGCTACAATCCAAAAGATTTAATTGACTATCTTAAAAACATGTTGTTGTTTGAAACAGCATCCATCACGATAAAACCTTATTACCGCGGATTCAAAGGGACGATTGAAGAAGAAAAAGAAAACAGCGGAAAATATATTATTAAAGGTGTATACTCGATAAAAGAACTACAAGTTACGATTACAGAACTTCCTATTGGTATGTGGACGGATACCTACAAACAATTCTTAGAAGATTCGCTGGGAACTCTTATTAAAGATTACACAGATAAAAGTACAGATGTCGATATTCATATTGTAGTTACGTTGCTTGCACCAAGTAGTAATGTAGAATCTGATTTGAAATTGACAACGAGTATTAGCACGACCAACATGCATTTGATTAATGCAAAGAATCAACTTCGTAAGTATAAGACCGTTTATGAAATTATAGACGAATATGCAGAAGTTAGGTTGCAAATGTATACGGTTCGCAAACAATATTTATTGGATAAGTTGGATAAACTATTGGTTGAAATAACGCACAAAGTAAAATACATTCATGCGGTATTGCAAGGAAAGATTGATTTGAGAAATAAAAAACAAGATGAAATTACGCAACTGTTGAAAGCATATGATTTAGTACAGCATGACGGAAGTTATCATTATTTGATTAAAATGCCAATGGACAGCGTATCCGATGAAAATGTAAAACAATTGGAAGCGGAATTGGCCAAATTAACTAAAGAAAAAGCATTGTTGTCGTCTACCACTGAAAGACAAATGTGGTTGAACGAACTGGAAGAATTGAAAAAACAATTATAATTTAACGCCAACTTGCATATTGCATATGTTGTAAATAAGTTTTATCATACAACGATATATCATATTTATGTTTACTTCTATGGTAAACTGTAGTAATGACATCAGGACCACATATCCATAATATATCTTTTCTAGATATTTTGATATTTTTTTCAGATATTATATATTTTAACCGTACAATACATTCTTCAATGACTTCTTTTAAAAAAGGATGGTGTAACGTATTGGTTCCAAAACAATAATTGGCAATACGTACTACGTTTTCAGGATTTTTACATTCTCTTAGACCCAATTCATTTACTGATTTACAAATGTATTCTGTAAATACCACCATAGATGTTGTTTTCCATTTTTTTTGAATGAAACAATCTGCATCACAATAAAACCCACCATTAAAATAAATGATTAACAATCGTAATAAATCAACATGAATCACCCAATGAGGTATTTGATAATAAAGTTCTTCTAATTCAGGGAAGATATTATTTTTTATAAGTATATTGATATTATCTGGAGTGTGAATCAAATAATTAGAAATATATTTTGAATTGGTATCAATGGCATCCTTTGGAAACGGGTGTCTTTCGTTAGGTTTAAAATTCCACATATAATGAATATGATTCATAGTTAAATCATGTAAAAAAATAACTATGAATTAAACGACAATTAAGTTTTTCTAGATTTTAAACGATAATTGCGTACACCTCCTATACCACCAGGTGCCAATGTGTGCGATTTGTAATACACTTGTGTATTGTTCGTATACAAACTTCCCATGGTCATTCTACGATGAGTTGGGTCGGGGACAGGAGTTATAGTAAAAGAACAAATAAACCCTGCAAATGTGTTTTCATTAAACCAAACTATTTGACCTATATTTGTGATAGATTCATCAGCGTTATATGATGCAGATATATTAAAATAAGAAGTAACTTGAGGTTTGTTAGACATTGATTTTATTACAACACCATATAAATCAAACTGTTTCCATGAAGATAAATATGCATTATCAAATGTAAAATATTTATTATTATTTAAGTTGTTATACCTATATAGTTGAAACCCTAAATATTCAGGTGGGTAAGGAGGAGTTGATTTTATATTAGAAGTAACTAATAAATTATTGTTATAATTGGTACTACCATTTATAGTTTCATAAAATCCAACAATTATATTTGAATTTACAACAAAATAACCTTCAAATATTGTTATATTATCTTCAATAATATGAATTAAATACCAACTTACCATAGTATTATACTACTATTTTAATTTTGCAACAAATGGTTGGCTCTTGTATGTATATACCAACATAGTACTACATGGGTGCTTACATAGGATACGTCATAAAAAGGATTGAGTATATGTATGTACAGTAACAACAATGAAATAGTAAATAATTCAATACTTGGATTCGAGTACAACAAATAAAGAACATCTAACCCAAAAGACGGCATAGATGCATTTGAAATATCAGATGGTAAAAATTGATAAATGTACATTAAATTCATAAAGTGTGTATATAAGGCAACTACACTCCACCCCGTTTGAAGCATATATAGGTAACCTGATTGATATACATGAAAAACAGTTACATCTAATAATATCCAGTTGGATTGAATCGTAGGTATACCATAATAATGATTGGCAAGTTCTTTGTGGTACAAATAACTAGATATTGCAAGTAACACCGACATTAAATTTGTAAATGTTAATGTAGGATACCATATATTCATTATTACACTATTCACAATCATTGTATAGGAAACAATATGTTGGGTTAATACATTCAAGTGCATAGTTTTTAATGGTTTTGCCATTTTTTTGCACAGAAATACAAACCAATATAAATTCAAACTGTATAAAGCTACTATGGGAATAATTTGCACAGTTGAAAATGTATATTCTTGAAATACAAAATACCAATCAAAAATACGAAATTTAAAAAATAAAATAAAAAACAACAATTGTAACCCAGATTGATAGTTTTTAGGTAAATAAGGTATTACATTTAAAACTAACGTAGACCATTCAAGTCGTGTCAACGTTATCCTTATTTCTGGTGTATAAGGATATACCAAATCTATAACACTAAAAGAAGATGTTATGATATGATGTAGTTTAAAATCAATTGTTAATTTATTACATATTAAATCATAGGCAAAATAGGACAGAGGTAATAGATAAACAGAACGATGTAGTTCAGGTTGATAGGATATACATAACATGAATATGGCAGTACTCGTACTTAATATATCTTGTAACATAGTAACTTATAAATAAAATTATTTAAATCCTTCAACTAAACTTATTTAAATAATATAACAGTGGCAAACTATGAATTATACAAAACAAAATGATTTATTATTAGACAAATTAAAAACATTTTATGAATCCAATCAATACAAAGAATTAGACCGAATTCTCAAAATTTTAAATGGTGATTCGGTCATTTCTTTACGAATTTTAGATTGGTTTGTTACCAATTATGCTAAAAAAAATTATATTGTATACACATTGACCAATGGAACGCGATTCAAAGTGTACAACGATTATAAATTAAAATTAAAAGCTTATTCGAAGAAGAGATTCGACCCGTTTTGCCGATGGGAAAAGATTACCATTCCTTATAAGAACAATACGCTGATTCAAACAACGATTGGTCAATTGAATTTCTTCAAATGGGTGTTGGAAAACGAAATTATTGAATACATTGAATCCGAATATGCAAAAATTGAGCAAGACATGAATTTGCGCAACAGTACGTCAAAAAAAAAGCCTCTGGACCATAAAACTCGTAAAACACGTCACGAGTTGTCACCATCCGCCATCAAAAATATTCAAAAGGAATTTATCCAAATTTCAGTTACTTTTGATTAAAAATTGAAATGAAAACACACACTATTTTATAGTATATGATAATGGACGTGTCAAAGCAACTCTGTGTCAACCAACTGGGGCTTCCTGAAGAACTTCATGATATCATTAAAAGTTATGCTTTTGATGATAGGACTCGGTACGCGGCAAAAACTAGGAAAAAAACGATACATACTCTTATTCAATGTACCCGATGGTCTGGTCAATATAGACATAGAAACAAACCTCATCATACCGGATTTTTATTTTGGATAGAAGAAGATGTAAACTGTCGTCAATATCAACCGCATTTTTGCTCTAAATGCGGAAATTACGCAACCTATAATTCACAAGAATATGAAAAAATAGAATGTAAATGTGATTAAATCTAACTATAGTATATGGCAGAAGTTAGAGATATATCTATTGTTCCTCCATTAGATGACGCCTATCATTTGTTTGCAACACAAGTAATGGCAACCCAATTTCGTGAAACAGGCACAATGCGTGTAATGACTAGAAGTATTACTTCGCCAATTGCATGTAAAACATCAGCTATTATATATGTTATCATATGTATATTAATTGGTCAAGGTAAAATAAAACCACCTAATAGTGAATTATACATTGAAGATACTGATATAACCAGACACACATTAGATGCAATTCGAGGTGATTCTATAATAGGTAAATTAATAAATGATAATAAAATTAACCCTCGTGAATTACGATTAGTATATGATATTTCTACAGAATATTTAGACAGTAAACAATTATTTTTTATGGTATTATTGAATGTATCAGAAACAGGAAAATCTTTTGATAGAGGCGGTATTGGCAATATATCCCATTATTTTGTCATCGTTCAAAGAGAAGGTAATTTTTTTTTAATTTCATCTTACGGAAGTTCATTTTGTATTCCACAAAAAGAAGTTGAACTAAAAATTAAAGATTGGGAATATTTTGTACGTGTTTTTACTAACCCAGATAAAGAAGTTAAAAAAAATTCTAAACAAATGATAAAACTATTACACAAATATTTTTTACCATTAGGCTATGATGTTAAATTGAATAAACCAGATGAGGATGATGTTGTGTATGAAAGTATTGAAGAAGCAATTCAATCTGATGTAGATTTTTACATAGAACATGAACATCAAATAGTTTCAATTGATAACATAGTTGAACTTATACTTCCTTATGTTCGTATGCCTGTTGAATCATCAGAACCAGGTGATATGAGAGAATCTCGCGAATATTCACAAGAACGTGGTTCATTTGGAGGTAAAAATAAGAAAACACGAAAAAAGAAAAGAAAGTATACAAGAAAGGCAAAACATTAATTAGGATGAATACTGCGTATAATGATATCAAAAAAGAGCTGGGTTAAGAATATTTTAAACAAAGAATCACTTGGAGAAGGAACTACTAAATTTCGTCGGAACACATATTGGTCATTCTGATTTTGTATGGTAATCCAATTATACGTTTCGTCAATATCGTAAGAAACAGTTATTTTGGAACACTTATGTTTTGTAGGAATACTGATTGTTGGAAATACTTGGCTTTCCACATCGTATTGAACACTGGGCAACCATGCAATTTTACTTTTATTTTCATCTTTCAAAAAGACAGACCCGTACATATTTTTCTTCACTTTTATAAAACCATATTTTTTGATGGGTGTAAACCGTATGGTGTTATAATCAATCATTAGTTCTGACCCAATATATTGGGTATCTGTCGACGCAATCAGCGACCAAAACCCGCAAAAACGTACTGGAAACATTATACAGATTCTATTGTAGACATGGGGTTTCAATTTTTATATTTTCTTGATTTTCGTAACTTTTTTCTTTTGTTTTTTGTTTTTTTTCCACCATGTGCTCTTCTGCGACCTCTAGCTATCCAACCTTGTGCAATTGCATCTTGCCTAGCCATACTAAGTCCTTTTTTAGAACTGAAATCAGAATCAGCTTCTCCAGATTCCCATTGTCTTAATTCTTCTTCTGATAATTCTCTTGATTTCATTAATTCTGTACGTATAGTAAGTAATAGTTGAAAACATTCGGAATCATATCCTACATTAGTTTTATCTAATGTTGATAGTAATTTTATTAACTTATTTACAATAGTTCTACTACGGGCGGCTTCTGCATTTTCACCAACAATAATATTTTCAAATATTGGTTTTACATCAAAAGTATGATATCCCGAAATTTCCCCAACTGCATAATAAAATACAATCAATACTATATATAAATTTCTATAAGATAATATATCAGCTATTCCTTCAATATTACCAAACAATTTGTTAATACAATTGTGTTCTAATAATTGTTGTGTTAAATGTTGTATTGTAGCTTTCATATTAGGGTCGCAACAATACTGAAATTCTTTAGGTGGTATTCCTTTTTCTGCTAATATACCATTTTTTAAGTCTGAATTAATAACAAATGCACTTATTACGTTATCCATTACTTCTTCAAATATAGCGGTTTGTTCAGTTTTAGGTAACTGACTTCCTACTAATGCAGCCATATAGTATAGTAACCTATAATATTGAAATGAATTGTTATTTAAACTGTATATAAAATATGGGGCACTCGTTACTTCTTGTTGGTCAAGCTGTTGACCTATCTATTCTACAAACACAATTAAATTATTTGTTGGATACCACAATCATTTGTATTCGTGAAATAATTGCCATTTTTCCAGGCGTCTATATTGTTGTATTTAATTCTGTTACTCCATTGTTATCCTCTTTGTATTATAATTTGAAGATTGACGATGCTCGTATCGTTTTACCATGCGGATGCTACACAACGTGTTTTGCTGAAAAGACACAACGGTTTTACATAGAACCGTGGCCCTGGAGAACAAAAGGGCCTTATTCTCCCAACATCATTTTATACAAAAGAACTGCACAATTAAGTTATACATGTGAATGTCACGAATAAACTTATATTTTTTTAATAAAATGGTCGGATGCTTCAACCAATGCAATAGATATTTCTGGTTCCATCACGGTATGTCCACCCGGCACAATTTTGAAATCACACGTTGTAAATTTATCTTTTAATTTATACGCCATGTCGAAAGGAGTAATTAAATCATACCGTCCATTGACAATGTAACAAGGTATGTGTTTTATTTTATCCATGTGTTTATAAATGGTATTTTTAGGTACGAAATAATGATGTCCTTCATAATGGTTTCCTACCATGGCAAGAGATTCTTGATGGGGTGGAGACATGTGTTGTTTTTTACTAAAGATAGAAACACCATTATCTTCGCTTAACAGTTGAACCATTTTTTTACGTGTTTTATTGGTTTTAGGTTTTTTCAACAGTTTTGTTATTTTACGCGATTCTTCTGAATCTTTATTGGTTTTCAACTGCAAAAGATGTTTCAACTCTTCTTTTTTGTCTTTGAACACCGTATCCAATACACAATTATTTTCGCTCAAGTCATACACTCCTCTTAATATAAGACCTGTTGTACGGTCTGGATGAGATTGTGCGTATAATAATGCTAAAGAGCTTCCCCAACTTCCACCGGATACTAACCATTTATCACAGCCAACGCATTCTCTTATTTTTTCCATATCGGAAATTAACAACTGGGTAGTATTTTTTTCAGTATGACAATGGGGTTTGGATTTTCCGCACCCGCGTTGGTCAAACATGATAATGTTGTATTTTTTTGGGTTATACAAACGTCTTACGCGTGGATTAATACTATCGCCTGGACCGCCGTGCAAATAAACCACAGGGTAACCTTTTGGATTCCCTGAACATTCTATGTAAACTATAACTTTTTCACCGGAAGATAATGTATCTACTTCTAACTGTTTTTTTTGATACGGTCTAATAGATGGATACATACTATAAACATATAAATTAACTTTGTTTCATACCATATTTTTTATAAATAATGAGGGCAATATTTAAAAATGTGATAGTAATTAATTCCACTGTTTCAACCCGCATATAACTATTTATATTTTTTGTTTAAATAAAAAAATATAAATTTATTCAAACTTATGTGGGAAAACATAGTTACGATGGTCGAGTGGAGATAAATGTTTTACCGTAGTCCAATCAATATGTAAACCATAATGTATGTTCCCTACAGGATAACAAATAATATGTCGAGGATTACCTCGTAAGGATAATAGAGGAGTTGCCCAGCATTGTTTTTTTATTCTCCACGGTAAATAAACCATTCCCATAGGACCATTCAGGTCTTCTCCAGTAAATTCCGTAATAATTACTCGAGGGTCATTTTCAGGCCGTCCTTCGAATGTAATTGTATCACCTATTTTAAACACTTCTGAATAACCTGTCTCTGTATTGGTGTATCGAACCGATTCTTTAAATTGTTCCCAGCAGATGTTTGTAGATGACATAATGTAATTTTATATACAATTATGTAATTAAATCAATTTTTTTGTTTCGGTTTCTGCAAATTCAAATACTTTATTGATGTAATCTCCACATGTAATTAAAAATAAATTTGTACCTGCCATAAAACAAATACGTTTATCTAATTCTGTGAATATTCCTAATGTTCTAAAGTCATTAAATTTATACATTAAAAAGGAGGAAATAATTACTTTGATTAGAAAACTAACATAATCATAGATGGCAGGTTTAGATATAATACCTGCTATAACCGCAATAATAAATAATAACCAAATCCAATTGAAAAGATCAAGTAAATGATGTGACTTCATACTATAGTTATTTAAAATAATTATCGATTACTGCATTTTTTTTATAAATTACAAACATTAATATGAATGAAATGATTAACACAACATAAAATGTAGATGTAGGTTGTTCTGTATCTTCACCCCATGCTGTATATACATTAAATGATAACGGTATTGATTGAATTAATTTAATCAACGGCTCTAAATAAAAAACAATAATTGCACCAAAAATTACAAATAAATAAGTATAGATATCTATATGTTGTTCTTTTACACTATATGCTATAAATACAATGATAAAGGATATTATACAATAATTCAAAAATTTCAACCAAAAAATAACCGATTCTTGTTCTTCTATTACATAATATGTTTTACGATTATTTGTAGATTTATTTGCATTTTCTTTTTGTAGTTGTTTTAATTGTTTCATAATGTTTTTTAACATTGTTAATTTTACAGTATCTATATTTGTGCTATAGGTTCGTTGGGAATTATAATAAGACAACGAATGAAATGTATTTTTTATATCTTCTTGATGATTTACCAACATTTCTTTTTTTAGATTTTCTGCTTCGACTTTATATTTTTCAAATTTTCTTTTTTCATACCCGACAGCACCATCTTTTAATGTATAATATTGTTTTTCTGCATTTTCTATTCTTAACGGTCCAGATTCATACTTACTTCTAGCATCTAGTAATTTATTGTTTAATTCTTTTAATTTATCTTCACGGCGTTCACTTGGTGTTTTATTCATTTCTATTTGATTATTTTCAACTATCTTTTTTAATTTTGCATCTAATGAATCCATACTATAATACTTTAAAAAACTTTCAAGTTATTCCTTAATAGGCATGCACTCGAATTTTGTACTTTTTTACCAGTTCAAATAAATCTTGTTTGTAGATAATCCAATAATAACAACGCAAACAAACAATAACATCAATAATAGAATTGTGTAAATCAATTACTGAAGTATTGAACAGAGTTCGGTGGAGTTCATTCAAAGTTGGCCATTTCATTCGTGGCAAATTGCACATTTGGGTACTAGATTTCATGGTACATACCGTTGGTTTATTTAAAGTAAAAGGAATATGGTATCGCATACATTCTGCTTGAATCATTTGAATATCAAATTGTATATTATGCCCAATCAATACATTACATTGGTCTAAACATAGTTTAAAAATGTCATAGATACATGGGAATGAAAATCCTTGTTCTTTATTCATGGAAAGAGTGATACCGTGAATTTTGGTAGATTCTTCTGAAATATAAGGAGCTTTAATAATATAATCATATTCCGTTAATTTTAATGTTTCCGTGTCAAACAATATAAAACTAAATTGAACAATATAAGGCCATTCTTTCAGCGTTTCTTCATTTAATGATTTTTTAGGAGGCAATCCGGAAGTTTCAGTATCGAAAATTAACCACAACATTCTATTTCTTTTTCTATTTAAGAAAAACTTATATCAATTTTTATTTTATTGTTATATGTATAATGAACATGACGATTCTATTTTTACTATTGTTATGTATTTTTTTAGTAGTTGGTTTAGGAATTAACTATAGCAATATATTTACTCAAACAGTAATCAATATGAAAACACCTATTTATACATCTACACCTATGGAACAAAGTAAATACAATCAGGTTGACGATTATTATTTAGATGCAAATGCTACACAAGGTGTATTTTCAAATACAGTAAACTTAAATAATCATATTTTAGAACCAATGGTTTCTGGAAAAAATAAATTGTTACCTTCTGCAAACACGGATAATTGGGATAGATATAAAGGACCTAAAGGGTCTGCGTACGATGTAAAAGGGGAAAATAATAAGGGTTTTACTTTTAAAGGTAAAAATGGAAAAATATTTAACATGCCATTAAATGTAAATAAAACATGCGAAAATTCACAGTATGGTTGCTGTCCTGATAATGTAACTGCTAAAAGTGCAGATGGTAGTAATTGTGCATCATCTCCTGTACCATCTACACCTGTTGGTGGATGTGCTGGGACAGAATTTGGTTGCTGTCTTGATAACGTGACAGCTAAAAATGCTGATGGTAGCAATTGCGCATCTCCTGTACCATCTACACCTGTTGGTGGATGTGCTGGAACGCAATATGGTTGCTGTCTTGATAACGTGACAGCTAAAAATGCTGATGGTAGCAATTGCGCATCCTATCCACCTCCTACCCCTCCATCCTGTTCATCCAGTCAATATGGGTGTTGTTTAGATGGTACAACTGCTAAAAATACGGATGGAAGTAATTGTTCTACTTTTAATTCATGGATTTACAATGGACCTAATATATCAGGTATAGCTGCTTCAGGGCCAAATAATTCAGGATATATTATCAAAGGTCCGAATGGTAATGTATATGCTGGAACAGCATCCAAATGTGTCATTAGTCAATACGGTTGTTGTCCAGATATGGTAACTTCTAAAAATGCAAATGGAAGCAATTGTAATTATCCTGTACCACCAGTGCCAGCTCCTGCACCATCTCCAACAAATCAAACTGGATGTTCAGTAACTCAATATGGGTGTTGTCCTGATAACGTTACTGCGAAATATGCAGATGGAAGCAATTGTACTTCTCCAGTACCAACCCCTGTACCTGCCCAAGTCGGTGGATGTACTGGAACGCAATATGGATGCTGTCCCGATAACGTCACTGCTAAATACGCAGATGGCAGCAATTGTACTTCGCCTGAACCTGTACCTGCTCTACAAACAAATGGATGTGCCGGAACACAATATGGATGCTGTCCAGATAATATAACTTCTAAAAATTTAGACGGTAGTAACTGTTCTTCTTATCCTCCACCTCCTGTACAAACCAGTACAGTATTTATTCCACCACCTAAAGGACTTCTTACCGTAGAAAATAACAGTTATAATACAAATTCTACCTATGAATCAGTCGAGTCTAAATCGGAAAACTATAATTCAAAATGTCCCGAACCATCCCCATGCCCACCATGTGGAAGATGTCCTGAACCATCGTTTGATTGCAAAAAAGTACCCAATTATGCCAGTACCAATTCCGAATATTTACCCATGCCTGTATTAAGCGACTTTTCTCAATTTGGAATGTAATAAAATTGAATGTAAAAAAATAGGTAACATAAATTATACTATGTTACATATTGTTACTGGCTGTATGTTTGCAGGAAAAACTACAGAACTTACTTGTGTATACGACACTATAGACCAGACTAAGTATCAGGTGATAGTGTTAGATTATTATACGGAAACAATAGATTATGATATATTAGTTACACATGATGGTAAATCGATAAAGTGTAGAAAAATACAACAACTTTACTGTCTTGATTATAAACCCTATGATATTATTCTCATTAATGAAGCACAATTTTTCACAGGATTAAAAGATTTTGTAGTAGAAGCACTTAAACAAAATAAAACAATTTACTTGTTTGGACTCGATGGTGATTTCAAACAAGAAAAATTTGGAGAACTAATTGAGTTGCTACCGATGGCAGACACCTACAAAAAATTATACGCAACATGTGCATGTGGTGCTAAAGCCAGTTTCTCTAAACGTCTTTCCAACGATTTAACCCAATATAAACCACATGATACCTATATACCTGTATGCCGGGCATGTTTATCCTAAACGTGTTGTTTAAAACATTTGGAATCAATAGTTAATGTTGGACAGTTGGTTTCATTGGGTACAATATTAATCACTTCTTTTGCTTTGTGACCACTATAAAGTGGTTCAGTACATCCTTTTTCTATCGATGGTTTTAGTTTAATCGTATCGGTAGTACATCTTGCTCTAAAATGTTCATATCGTTCGCGCACGTCGCAATAGGTTAAATTAGATTTTTTACCCAACATTTTATTCACTACTTCGTGTAAATTATAGACATACCGAGAAAATGTATCTCGATTTGCCATGTCAGAATTTGTAAGTGGTAGTTTTTTAAAGTTTTTTTTAATATTCATACGACAGTATTTGCAAGGAAGTACGTTTTGTAAATTTAAAATGTGGAATTTGTAATTTCTCTTATCTTCAGGAGTTGGATTTACCGGATAATTAAAACTCATGGTATGCAGACTGTGCCACATACTCGGTCCCCATACAGTAGTTAACATTCCATCGCCACTGCTTAATTCACTTTTTTTAAAAACTCGTGTTTTATTCTTTATTTTTAATTTTTTACGCGTATTCATACTAATAGTAAATAAAAAATTTTGAATAAGGTTACTTTCTTGATACATAGGTATAACCATAATCATACAATTGTTGACGGTATTCTATATTTTGGATGAATTGCAACCATACTTCGCTTTTAAACATGGATTCAACATCCAACAAAAAATAGTTCTTATATTCATGCATGCAAGATTTATTATACGTATTGGAAGAAACAATATCAAGGGTATTTAAAAATAAAATATGGATATATTCAAACATGGTTGATTCTTCTGTATAAAGAGGACATTGTTGTGCAATATCAATAATTAACATTGTATCTGACGAATAATTTTGTTTTTGTATAGATTGCAAAGGACAATTATTAAGAAATCCACCATCTATATAATATTCATTATTGTATCGAACAGGTGTAAACACGATAGGCAACGAGGAAGTCATTTGAATAGCTTCTGATAAAGTTAAAGTGGGGAATGTAGTATGGTTTAAATCCACACATTGCATACCATTTATTTTTGTAGTAAAAATATGTAAATCAACACCTGATTTTTGGTACAAATCGAGCAATGTATATGTATCGGAAATATCATAAGCTAACATGAACGGTTTCACCATGTCGGATAAATGACAAGATTGAAATATCCCCTTTTCTTGAAACTGAATATCAAAGAATTTTTCCCATGGACGTTGAATAATATAGTCTTTGATTTCACAAATCGGTACACCTATTAAAAGAAGAATACATACAATAGCACCTGCCGATGTAGCGTACATACTTTTAATGTTAGATAACACAAAATAATCATGGGCTAACAAATAATGCAACACCCCAATTTGCACCAATCCGTTTGTTCCTGCTCCCGACATGACTAAATGTTCAATCATTTTAGTACAATACATGTTTTTTCTTTAATTCAGTAAAGTATGGAATCTCCAAAAATAAATTTAGATGATTTGTATGAAAAGAAAAAACAAGAAGATATCAATACAGTGAATTCGTACAATAAAATATTAGAAAAAATTCACCATCAAATTAAAGTAGCTTCACGTCAAAAAATAAACAACCAATGCTGTTGGTATGTTGTACCTGAATTTGTATTTGGTATTCCTCGATATGACATAAAAGCATGTATTGTCTATATTATTCAATCTTTAGAAGAAAATGGGTTTCGTACCAAATATACTCATCCTAATTTGTTACTGATTGCATGGAATCATTGGGTACCTGATTATGTGCGTGTAGAATATAAAAAAATGACAGGTATTGTGGTCGATGGGTTTGGCAAAGAATTGAATAAAGAAAAAGAAAAAGAAAAGGACAAAGACAAAAACCCAAACAACAAAGAAATTAAGCTGGATAAAAAGGCAATGTTCAAATCCGTTTCAACATATAAACCATCTGGTATTATTTACAATGAAGATTTACTCAAACCAAATTAAAATATAGTATAATAGTATGGCTATTATTACAGAAGAAGACAATTATGATGGAATCGATATTCGCCAACAATTACCAAATGATGGCGATTATGTAAAAATGAAAATGAAGCCATCTGATGATGGTGCTGTTAAGGAATTTGCCTATGGTAAAGTTAGTAAAATAAATAAGGGTACTGTAGGACAAGTTATAGTGGATGAAGATGAGTATGATTTACTATTCGAATTAACAATTCGTCAATATTTTATGGAAAACGGATCTGTAGTGTATGATAAATGGAGATTTAAACAACGCATTATACTCGGTGATATTATAAATTGGAGAACAATTACTTTTGATGAATATCAAATGATAGATGATGCATTTGAAAATACAAGTGAAGATGGACCAATAGAACCACAATCCGAACCTGTTTTAGAAGAAAGTCCGATAACAGATGTTCCAATTCAAGGTGGAAGACGTAAAACTAGACGAAATAGACGTAAAACAAGACGTAACAGACGTAAATCTAGACGTAGTCGCAGATAACCAACGTCCCATTTTCGTATTTGAATGGTTTAGAACAACCCCATATTTTATCTTTGAGCTGGTCGCATTCTATTTTTGATAAATGAGGTGGTATTTGTTGTCCGTTATGTTTATAAATACCACATCTAAAAATAGCACAATTTATTTTTTCAATTTCAATTGTAATACCGCAATGAGGACAATTCATATTGTATGAATATATTTAAACCTATTTATCCATAACTGATTATGATTACTTGTCATTTAATGGGAGGTTTAGGAAATCAACTATTTCAAATTTTTGCTTCTATATCTTATGCATACAAAAGTAACAATACTTTTAATTTTTTAAATGTAGAAAGACTAGGAGACAGATTTACATTTTGGAACACTTTTTTTTCTAAATTAAAACCGTATTTAATACAACAATTACCACCATTATCTATAGTATCTGAAAATGGGTTCCATTACAATGATATTCAAACTTCTAACTTTGTTCAGAAAAACGTAATATTACACGGTTATTTTCAAAGTGAACAATATTTTAAAGAGTATTATCCACAACTTTATACATTAATTGATATAGATGGTATGAAAAATACGTTGCTTCAGAAAATAAACGTTGATTTAACCAACTCGATTAGTATGCATTTTAGATTAGGTGATTATAAATATAAACAAGACTATCATCCTATTGCCCCTTATGCTTATTATGAAAAAGCGTTACTTCATATTCAAGAACTATATCCTATGCAATTTACGATTATTTATTTTTGTGAAGAGGAAGATGTTGATTATGTAGTAGGTATGATTAACAAATTAAAGCAACCCTTTCCACAGTTTACATTTACTAGAGGAGACAACCAATTACAAGATTGGGAACAAATGTTGTTCATGAGTCTATGTAAACATAATATTATCGTCAATAGCACATTTAGTTGGTGGGGAGCCTATTTTAATTCAAATCCAACTAAAATTGTTTGTTATCCATCGTTATGGTTTGGACCACAAATAAAACATGATACTAAAGATTTATGTCCACCAGAATGGATTAAAATAAATGTTTAAGATATATGAATAGTTTTGATGTATTTGATACAATTATCGGTAGATTATGTTATAAAGGAACAAAAATATTTGATATAATTGAAAAAATAACTGGTATTCAAAAATTTTCAATTATAAGACAAAAATGTGAAAGAGAAGGAATAGATAATATATATTCACAAATTCATACTATATATCCAAACATAGATATTGAATCTTTAAAAAAATTAGAACTTCAACTAGAATATGATTTTTCATTTCCTATTTGGAAATATCTTAATAAAATAAATTCAAATGATATTTTAATTTCAGATATGTATTTATCAAAAGAAGATATTTATAAACTTATACAAAAACATAAATCCATTGAAAATAATTTATTTGTAACATCAGGTGGAAAATCATCTGGTCATTTATGGGATAATAAAACAATAGTGGACAATATTATATTACATACAGGTGATAACAAAATAAGCGATTATATCAACCCAATGTCTAGAAATATACCATCAGAATGGGTTTCAAATGTAGATTTTAATACTATTGAATTTGAAATATCAAAAAATAATTATGAAGTTGCATGTTTAATTCGAGCTACAAGATTAACATTACAACATGAAAATGATTTTATGTATGAATCATGTACATTGTCATTAATACCTTTATCCTATCTAATATCTCTTCATATCAAAAAACAAGTCGAAGAACAAGATATAAAAGAAGTTATATTTTTAAGTCGTGATGGGTATTGGATATATACAATTTTCAAATTATTTTTTCCAACTATAAAATGTAAATATGTATATGTTAGTCGTTTATTGACATCAAATCCTCTACAACTAAATAAATTTATAAATTTGATAAATGAAAATAATGATAAAAAAATACTTGTTGATTTATATGGTTCTGGAACAACTGTAAATACATTTTTAAATCGATTAATAAACACTACTTATTTACTTTGTGTTTCATGGGATACTATTACTCCATTACAATCTAATAATTTAAGAATTATACGTATATGTAATAAATATTCAGAAATAATAGAAAAAATTTTTTCTGCACCACATGGTTCTATAAATCATAATGGAATATTGTTACAACCTGAATATGATATAACTATATTCAAACCATACATGATAACTATAAATTTATTTAAAAATTATTATAATACATATACAAAATATGATACTATACATCATAATTGTTTTAATGTATCTGAAATAATTAATACTATTTTAACCATGCCATGTGAAAAATTATTGAATATTAATAATATAGTTATACATAACTCTAATCATGATAATGATAAACAAAGTTATCCTATTACCTATTTTTCACAAATAGAACAAGATAAATATTATATTGAAAATATAATAAAATTTAAATGTAATGGTGTGTTTTTAGATATTGGGGCATATGATGGAATTACAGGAAGTAATACATATTTTTTAGAAAAATATTTGAATTGGTCAGGAGTATTAGTAGAATGTAATCCAAATGTAATTAATACATGTCGTATGAATCGAACTAACCCAATATGCAATAAAGCTATTTTTAATACAGAAGGAACAGTAGAATTTTTAATACCAAAAGGGGACGAAATGGTAGGTGGAAAAGAGCAATTGTGTGGTATAAAAACTAGTTTAAAAAAAGAATCTTTGGTGTATTTTTCAAATGCATATTCTACATCTGAAATTATAAATGTTGAGACGATAACATTAAATAATATTTTCAAATTATACAATTTAACAATTGTAGATTACATGTCAATTGATATTGAAGGTGGCGAATTAAATGCATTACTTAATTTTGATTTTGAAAAATATAAAATTTTATTTATTACTATAGAACATGGGTGTATAAAAGAATATCAACAACAAATTTACAATTTTCTTATTTCAAAAGGTTATAAATTACACAGAAATAATAAATGGGATGATGAATATTACATATAAATATACTTAAACTTATCCGTATAGTAATAGAAATGGAAGATGATGTTGTTACCATCGGAAATGAAATAATTTTTACACCTTATAATTCTAAAAATAAAGAGATTAGTTTGAACGACATTCAAACTATTCTACTTAAATATGGTGTTTCTTACCCTATTCAACGGGTTGAATTATATAAACGTGCATTTGTACACAGCTCTTATTGTAAACGAAATTTTGATACAAAAATTAGAATCATAGACAAACCTGACAATTGTATTGAACTTCATTCCAAATCCAACGAACGCCTTGAATTTTTAGGAGATGGTGTTCTAGAATGCATCACTAAATATTATTTGTATCGTCGCTTCCCTAACGAAAGTGAAGGTTTCATGACGGAAAAAAAGATTGCTTTAGTAAAAAATGAAGCAATTGGTAAATTTGCGTACGAAATGGGATTACATTCTTGGTATATTATTTCAAAACATGCGGAAGAAAAGAATATTCGCACTAATTTTAAAAAATTGGGATGTTTGTTTGAAGCTTTTATTGGTGCACTTTTTTTAGATGTGAATAAAATAAACATTCATGATGAAGATGAATGGTTTGCCAATATGTTTGTTACTGGTCCAGGGTTCCAAATGGCACAGATTTTTATAGAATCCGTGTTTGAAAAACATGTAGATTGGTCCAATATTATATTAAACAATGACAATTATAAAAATATTTTGCAAATCAAAATACAGCAAGAATTTAAAACTACGCCCATTTATCTTGAAATTGAAGATTATTCAGACAGTTATCACATGGGGGTATATTTGTATATGGGACAAGAAAAATGGAATATGAAACCAAGTAACTCTATTCCATTTTCACAATTTGGTTCATTTGAAAAAATTCACGAGCACATGAAACAACATGGGAAAGTATTTGTTTTGCTGGGTGAAGGGTCTCATAAAATTAAAAAGAAAAGTGAACAACTTGCATGCGAACAAGCTCTATCTTTTCTTAAATCGTAACTATTTAGCAATATTTTATAAGTATGAAACTATCTCAAGGAGCAATGATTGGTAGTATACTTGCAGTAGGAATAGTTGCACTAGTAGTAGGAAAAACATTAGCATCAGGGAGAAAACCAGTTGAAAAAGATGAATCAATCAATGACGATCATAATATAAGCGGAGGTAGGTCGCGAAGAAATCGTCAAGTCAAAAATAAATCACGCCGAAGATAATATTTCGTTTTACATAAAAACATAGATTATTTGTTTTTTAATTGAATAGTATATGTCAACAATATTTAATATTTTAAATTCTGGTTCAGGAGCATACACAATAAATGGTGTAAATAATGGTAATATAACATTGATTCGTGGAAATACATATAGTCTAGTAATAAATGCATCTGGACATCCTTTCTGGATTCAAACTGTTTCAGGTGGATATAGTAGTAATAATATATATAGTTCAGGTATTACAAATAATGGTACACAAAACGGTACTATTACATTTGTAGTTTCAAATAATACACCAGATACATTATATTATGCTTGTCGATTCCATTCAAGTATGCAAGGAAGAATAATAATTACAAATCCAACCATTACTAAAACACCTCGTATATCTATGGGAAGTTTGTACTCTAACAATGCACAAGTATTTTACAAACCACACACTTTAGCTCCGGGTGGAATTGGAGGAGTACGTAATTATCGATTAAAATCTAGAAAAACTTAATTAGCGTATGTTTGCAGAGTGGTTTAGAAACTATTCTTGCTTTTTTTTAAAGTTTTTCATATTAGTTTCTAAATAAATATTTAGAAACTATATTTTTCGTGTTTTATGGTTTCGAAACAATTTTAAAGCAGTAGCTGCATCTTTCATTCTATAAAGATTCATAATAAAGGTATGATGTGATTTTTTAATGTTTGGATTGCGTCTCATAATTCCATACAAAATCATTCCAAATGCACACAAGTCTAACGAATATTTTACTTGTTCTACTAATTCTTCATCTGAATATTTATCAAACCATTTTGTATACTCTTCTATCATCATAGTTGCATATTGACTATGGGTGTAATTATCATACCCACCTGTTTCTTGAAAATATTTTATTAGCGCAACTTTGAAGGCAGGATACCAAGCCACTCCATAATTAATTTTAAAATACAGAGGTGATAGTCCTAAATATTTATGTTTTTTCACAAAAGAATATTCTAATAATCTATTATTTTCCCAATCAATCAGTTCAAATTTAGACCCACATTTCATAATATTGTCTAGTTTAATATCACCATGAGCAACATCTAATTTTTGTATATCAATCAACGTTTTTAATATATCTTCTACAAATTGAACAAATTGTTTTTCAGTAAATTGGTTTACAATAGATTCGGACATGGTTTGTGAGCATTTACGATTAACAACAAAACATCTCGACGTGGTTCCATCATAGACGAGCCCTTTATTTTTCATGATAATTTCAAATCCGATTAAAATGTCTTTTTTATACGGCATACCTACTACTTTATGTTTTTTGACAACGGGTAATATGTAACGAAAACCATTAATTTCACGCATCATATAGGTTTTTTTGGAATGTCCAAATGTTCGTATTGCCATATTGGGGATAGTGAATTCTTTGACTACATAGTTTTGAGATGTGTCTAAATGAATCAATTCATCTAATATTTCAGGACCTTTATTGTATTCGATAATGTCATCATGTTCAAGTATATAAATTTTTACTTCTTTTACATTGTGTAATTGAATGTGTTCCAACGAATCTAAATCGTCTGTTATTGTTCCATAATCCATTACTTTCCCTTTCATACCTTCTCCGTAGACTACTCCTCCATCCATATTATAGCTTTTTATTTTTTTACCACAAAATTTATTGGTATTTTCACTATAGGAACCAGAACGAAGTGAATCAACGATATCCTAAATCTTTTACACGACCATGATTTGATAAATCTGCCGGTAATTTTTCTTTTTGGTTTGAAACAAACACACCAATTATTAATAAACTAATACCTACTACATATAATCCTTCTATTAATGGAACAATCATACACTATCTTTTTATTTTTTCCACCACTTGAATAACTAACAAATTCAGTAGGTCTTATTTCACTTAAAGGTGCATCCTTATATAATAATGTATTTCTAAAACTAACATTTTTTCATTCTTTTTTTAGATTAAAAAAATATCCTAAACCATAGACAGTTCTGGTATGATAGCAACATCATAAATTATCTTTTTATTTGTTTTTTTGTTTTCTTTGAACCTCCTATACTATGTCTATTTTCCATATTTTTATTATAAACTGGACGTTCTGTAACACCAGACAAAAGTTCATCTGTCCTTTTTTTTTCAGTTCGTCTAATATATACACTATTTATCATCATAGCGAGTCCGATTCCGACAATTACATACAACCCATTATATTGTTCACTCATACTATAGTTAACTATTTTTATCCATAAATCTAAATATACGTTGAATATCCAATAATGTAATATCGGTATGGTCAATTTGTTGCATAATAATATTGATATTGTCTATTTTTCTTAACTGTTGTATATAAGAAAACATGTCTTTTTTATCCATGTTTAATTCTTTGCAGATACGTTGAATAAATCCAATATTATTGTATTCGGTTGAATATTTGGTAAGTACTTTGGTAAAACGAATGTCTGAAATTTTGTGTGTATTTTGCTGTTGAAACAAATAATTCGTGTAAAATGTTTTCAAGATAGAGCTCATTTCATTGAACATCCATATTTGTTTCTGAAATGTAATTCTGTCAATATAATCGGAAAAACAAATCAAATCTAAAATAGAAACATACAATGGTATTACATCTTGTATGTTCATTTTTTCAAATAAATCAATAATGTTTTCATGCCACAACAAACTAACAATCGTTCTGTCTGTGTCGTTCATGATAGAATGGTCTTTTAACTTCATAGGATTATTGATAATACGTTTGGTAATTTGTTTGGAATCTTCGTTGATGGGTTTAGGTTCAAATAAATAAGGTAAGTATTGTTGATTTATTTTATTATTTTGTACAATGGTATACAATTGCATAATTTTCTTTAAGTCACGGTCTACATATACACTATATTCTGGTTTACCAGGAATCAAATGTTGCAACAATTGTTTTACTTGTATGGTTGTTGGGGCTTTTAATTCAATTACCGTACAACATTTCATAAGTTCTTTTACTTTTTTGTCTACGTAATTATTTCCAATACATATGACAGGTATATGTGTGGTACCTTCCAATTTTTGTCGTTTTGTTTTTTTGGGTCGAATCAATTTAATAAGAGTATTAATGCCACCTTTATCTCCATTGTTCATACATTCGATGTCATCCATAACAATGGCTATTTTTGTCTTTTTCTTAGTAAACAAACTAATCACATTGGAATCAGAAGAATGATACGTACTTATATTATCGATAATATCTTTGGTTCTTGTATCACATGCATCGTAATTGATGACGTCATACAACAATTCTTTCAAAATATCCATAATAAATTTAGTTTTTCCAGCACCTGTAGGTCCGTGTATGTAAATGCACCGTTTTGTAAGTATATTTCTTTTGTTGGCATCAAAATATTTTAAAAAATCAACAACTTGTTGTTTTATTACATCTCTATTTAATATTTTTTGGAATATCAGTTCCATAGTATGGATGAACCTATAATTCTATATTAATTAACGCACAAATATAAAAACCATTTCATTAGTTACATATGAATTGTCCTTTTGTATATAAATATATGCCAAAATCATTGCAAGATTTTGATATGGAACATAAAATGAAACAAATGGTGTATGAACTAATTTCTGCCAATTTATTGAATATTATTATTATTGGGGGACATTGTACCGGAAAAACTATTTTAAGTAACATTATTATTCATGAATATTACAAAAATGAATCTACTACAGCCATATCGGATAATATTTTGATTATCAACAGTTTGAGAGAACAAGGTATACAATACTATAGGTCAGATGTAAAATGTTTTTGTCAAACTACGTCAACCATTCCAAATAAGAAGAAAATTATTATATTGGATGATTTAGATTTGATTAACAATCAAGGTCAACAAATTTTTTTAAATTACATGGACAAATACAACAACAACGTTCATTTTATTACAACTTGCAGTAATCCTCAAAAAATTATAGATAATATTCATTCACGGCTCATTAATATTAAATTATCTATGATTACCTCTATTTATCTAGAAACGTTGTTGCACAAAGTAGTAAAAGAAGAATCCATTGATATTATGCCCGATGCTATTCCCCATATTTTATTAATATCAAGACAATCTTCCCGTGTATTACTGAATTATATTGAAAAATTCAAATTGATTCGAACCCCTATTACAGTGGAATGCGTGTATCAATTATGCACAGATATCAAACATGAATTGTTTGATACGTTTACTTCTTATATCTTGAAAAAAGATAAAATCAATGCTATCAAAACCATTACTATGATTCAACAAGATGGTTATTCTGTTATTGATATTTTGGAATTTTACTTTTTATATTTAAAAATATCACCTTTGTATGATGACCATATCAAATATAAAATGATACAAATTTTGTGTAAATATATTACTATTTTTAATACAATTCATGAAGATAATATTGAATTGTTGTTTTTGGTGAATGATTTAGAAAAAATTACCGTTTGTAATTAATAAATAACTCAAATAGATACCAAAAAAGTTCTTTGCAAACAAATCAAGAATATTGTAACCATTGTTTTTAATTTTATAGGGTAACATTGCAGCTATGCCATACAAGGACCAAAAAATAAAAAAGTAATAAAATAATTGTGTATCCACATTTTGTGCATAGTAAATATAAATCATATAAAAATATATCAAAAAAGGAATGAATCCTAACGATACACTTAGTTTTATGGGTAAAAGTGCAATTTCACCTAAATATCCAAACAAAAGCATTAGCCAATTCAAACACAAAATAGGTACAATTGTTTTCCATTCCTGGTTCCATATTTCTAAAAAAGTTGTATTTGTATTTTGTAAAAAAATAAGGTAACAAATTAAATTAATTAACATGGTTGGAGTAGTAATTACCCAATCTGCATATCTTGAAGGTGTGATATTAACGATTTTGGTGAAATGAAAAAACCAATATAGATAAAAAGACCCTTCTATCATTTGAACAACTACTTCTAACAACATCATTTGTTTCAATAACAATAATTTTGGCGGGACGTTAATGAATAACGAAAATATTTCTATTACACCTGTAACTAGTTGTACTACAATAGATGCAACCAATGATGTATACAATTTTACCATACTATAAATATAGATTATATGACAATCTATATAAGTTTAGGGTATAATTGTGATTCACGCATGTATATAAAAAATAAATTAAATTTAACTAAACAAAATGGGTATAAAACATGTCCGTTTGATTTATGTATTACATCTTTTGAATCTTTATGTAAATGTATAGAAACTGATTTTCAACATTTTTTTTGATGATTTATAGATTCATATTTAGTATATAAAATCTTCATTCAAAATACTTTTTAATATTATATCTAATGTTCTTGACTCCATTTTTTCTTTTGCGTTTATAGAATTTTCTTTTATTTTTTCTAATTCATAATATTGTTCTGTTTTACCAAAATTTCCTTCACCCAAATATTCTAAAGGTTTGAGTCCGGATACATCTTCAAATAAACTTAATAAATAATCAAAATTACTAAACTTAATTTTTTTAACAAATGTTCCTCTATAAAAACCATGAGTTAAATGTTGTGTACTTGGTTGATATATGTAATATATTTTTCCAGGAATAAGTTCTTCATATGGAGTTGGATTCATTTTAATTATATGAATTATATTATTTATAATTCAATTTTTATTATAGACGCAAATTAATTATAAATATTTTTTATTATTTTTATAATATTATCTGAACCTGATTTTTTATTAAAAATATAATGTGTCTTATTTTTTACGATATGAGGAATATAATTAGTTGGATTAATTATTTTTAATATATTAATTTCTTGTAATCTTCTTTTATTATTAAAATCTTCAGACCATTCGTCTTTTTCTGGTTCTTGAATATTTATAAATGCAATTGTTGGAACAGCAAATTTAAGATTTAAATTATTATGGATAAAATAATATCTAATATAATTATTTATATCATTTATTTTATAGGCATCTTCAATATTTTTATTATTTATTTTCCAATTATCCAATAATTTTTTGTAATTTTTATCTGTTATTGGATATATATTTTTTATACTATTATAAAGCATTTTTAATCTAAATTTCATATTATTAGAAGTCAATAATGCTGAATCCAATAAAATAACATATTTACATAACTTATTATATAATTGTGCAAAATATAATGCTAAATAACAACCAGCAGACCAACCAATTGGTATTAATTTATACTTTTTTAAATTATATTTTTTTTAATATCAGAGAGAACCATTTTAATATGATTATCTGGATTTACATATGACAAATTAATATCAATATCAGAATCAAAATCTTTTTTTTCTGGATTTGTATTATCATAATGCCATATATTATGTATTTTATCTTGATAAATATACACATCACCTATTAATTTTAATTTATCTAAAAATTTTGATTCAGTATATTCATTCCAAGATTTTAAATTTGTTCCACTTCCTTGAAACATTATAAATAAAATATTATTCATATAATATATAATTAAGATATAATATATTTTCAATTAAGATAAATTTTTTACTAAATCATAAATATTACTATATATTTTATTTTTACACCTTTGCACATTTAAAACGCCGAGTTAAATACATAATTTTTAGGCATTATTATTGGGGTTCTGATTAGGTGTTGTAATTACATCTACACCAATAGCAATTTTTTCACTTCCTTGTTGTTTTTTAACCAATATATTAACTGCTTCTTCAATGGTTTCTTCAAACTTATCAATACTACAACCATTGATTTCATCATAATTTTCATAACCTCTTTTTTTGAAAAAGTGAGGCAATCGTGGTTTTAAATTATTACGCATTTCTTCACGCATTTTAGGTCTTGTAAGATGTAATTTTTTATCACAAGGGATAAAATCAGAAATTGTATCTAATTGAATATTAGATATATTTGCAATAAATTCTGTCATTGCACCAGTAAAATCTGTATTCTTAATACCACTGGTTGCCTTTGTTATTTTGCTAATAATAGCAGAACTTATTTTACTTATAGTTGGCATTTTATTAATATTTACTTTAATATGTTTATATTAAATAATATCAATTTTTTATTAAATTTAATTTCGGCGTTTTAAATGTGCGAAGGTGTAAATAGTTTAACACATTAAAATTTAATTATAAAAATTCGAAATAATTATATTATTATATCATAATATATTAATGGATAAAATATTAAATTATAAATTAATAGGTGTTGGTGAATTTTCACATTATTGAAAAATATTGGTTAGACTATTTTTGTGGAACTCAATGTACCAGGATGAATATAAAGTTGGTTTAAAATATTTATAACATATATGAAACATAAACAAAATAAATATATTTACATACTTATTGTAATTTTATACGTTGTTTATTATTTTTTTGAAGAAAGTGAAAATTATACTACTTCTATAAATTTAAGAACATTAGAAAAAGATGGATTTTGTGTATTGTACAATCCACAATATATAAAAACAATTTCAGAACCATGTATAAAATTACAAGAAGATGTATTATCACATCTTCCAGATGGTTATGTTTTTATGGATTATATTTATAAAATAAATGATGGTGCCTTATCTACGTTTCATAGAGATGTAACTTCGAGCAAAACAATATACAAAACAGATTACCCAGTTTATACTCTTATATTATATAAATATGAAGGAGATTTGTTATCTGTATGTCCAAATAGCAATGCAACTCATCCATTTGTAGGGTCTCGTATTGTGAATGTAGAAGGAAAGGCTGGAACATGTTTTTTATTTGATTGTGATTTGTTACATGCAGGATGTACAAATTATTGCAAAGAACGCCATGTTATACAATATAAATTATGTCATCAACAAGATATTCATAAACTTTCTCATTTACAAGGAATAAGAAATGAAAAAAATGATGTATGTTCATTAACTCTATATAATTCAATGATGCGTAAATTGTCTTATTATTTTCAATTACCTATTAATTCTATTTTATATCCACTCATGATAAAACGTGAAAATAAAAAAACAATCATTGGTAAAATTCAATCTTTTATACCAATAAAATATTATAATAATGTATAGTATGTTTGTTTCTCGTGTAAATGCTCCATCCAAATATTCTTGTTTACAAAACTCCCCCTGTCCTTCTATGCTTTTTTGCACAAAGACGTTTATCACACCACATGAAATACGGTTAGTAGTGAACGATGCAATCAACAACAAGGTGAATCTAAAAAACGAAGGTATTAAACATGGTAGTTATGCTCGCGTCAATGCCCGCAGAAACGCAAATAATATGTTGACTAACCCATACAATCCAAATTGTTGTAAAAAAGAAGTAAATATACCATTAAAACCTAAATCGCCTGGAATTGTTTCCACTAAACGTATTCGTTGGCCAAGTTAAAGATAGGATACTAACTATAATTATGAACCGCGTAGAACAAATGAAACAAATTCAGCAAGAAGCTTTAGAGTTGTTCACTAAAAAAAACATTGATTATGGCGATGCGTTTGCAACCTATGGTGTTATTGGGGTCTTGATGCGAATTGAAGATAAATTAAAACGGTCTGTATCCATTACAAAAAATGGTGTGAATTTAGTACAAGATGAACGTATTCGTGATACGTTAATCGATTTGCATAATTATGCAGCTATGGCGTTAATGTTATTAGACGAATAAAGTTAAAGAGTTATGTTTGATATAGTTATATGATGAAACACTATATCGAACTATTACCTATTATGGCAGTACCCTCTACATGTGTAGGGTTTATTACAGGAATGTATTCAGGTATTAAATCAAATACACCCATCGATATGTTTTCCAACTGGATAGGATATACGAGTATAGGTATGATGACAGGTGTTTCGTATCCAGTTAGTTTTCCGATGTTGGCAGGATATGTCATGTACAAAAATTATTAACGTCTATTTTTTCTCGATTTATTTCTGCGACGTCTATTTCTACGCGACTTTCTACCACCTGATTTGCTATTGATATATCTTACTACTTCTGGTATACCAAAGGCCATAAAACCGCGTGTTGTCAGTTCCAGTAATCTTGGTTTTCCTTCAGATGCATTTTTTTGTTCTAATTCATTTATTAACGAAATAACATCTTCATGTGTTAAAGATTGATTTCTTAAGGATGGTCTAACATACGGATAGACTTCTTCTGCCGTCATACGCGAACTTTCTCCTGACATACTATTACTAAAGATAAAAAATTACTAAATATAAAAAATTACTAAAGATAAAAAAATTATTGAATATTGTCCACTACCTTTTTACTGGTTTCCAATGCACCTTCCATCCATTGTTGAAAGTTGCTAGAGTAATGTTCGCCGCACATGTAAAAATTTGGAAACGGGTTTTGCAATTTTGGAGAAATAATTTCTTTGCGAGCACCGACTGTCCAATACCCTACGCCATCCTGCCAGTAAAATACTTTGGTATGTTTAGGTTTAATATCTATGTTCAACAATTCTTTTACATAATAGGTTAATGCTTTGTTCACACCATAGGTGCCTTGTTTTTCGTAAATATCTTGCCAATACATAGCATATTTGTTATCGGAATAAAACATGACTACGTGACCAGAAGGTATTATCATACGTAACGGTGTTTTAGTTGTCATTTTAGGTAAATTTTTAAACTTTTTGTTATCCAATACAGAATAAATACGACACAATGGGGCCGTTGTAATGTACCTTAATAATGGAGCCAACGGTCTAAAAAAATCTATTTTTTTCACGATATTAGAAGGAAGCGTACATATACAATAAGGTGTTGTATACGTATTTTTATTGGTTCGAATACAATAATGATGTTGATACTGTTGAATACTAACAACTGTTTCATTCCGAATTTCTACATTAGGATATAGTTTCATGATGTCTACTAACCGGTCAATCATCTGAGATAATCCATCTTTTAATATAAAAAAATCACCATTTAATTGTAATAATAATTGAATTGTATCGCGTGCATTCATAACAACTAATTCTGTGTAATATCCAAATGAATCTTCAATATATTGTACTTCTTCTTTAGAAACAATTAACCGAGCATAATCGATAAACGATAAGTTAACTAAATCGTGCAACGGGTCAATTTTACTAAAAGCAATAATTTTTCCAAGGATAAATTTTAAATTATAAGGTGAAGGTTCAGCCACTTCAAAAGAAGATGGAATCGGTGTTATTTTATCATGTAAATGAAGTTCTTTAAGTAATTCTATTAAATGTTCATGCGTGTTACTAAATCGTCCTGCCCCTGCTTCTACCGTCATTTGTTTATCTCTATATGTATGAACACGACCTCCTAATTTTTTTTCTTTTTCTACAATAATTAATTTACGGTCTGGATTACGTTTTAAAAGTTGATATGCTGCATATAATCCTGCAATTCCACCACCAAGTATCATATACTATACTTATTTATTTTTTTTACGAGTACACCACTTAATTGGTCCTACTGTATAACATGTTCGACCATCTAACAACCCTGGCGTACTTTTTTCAAAAGGTATTCCCATAATACGGATACCTTTTTTGAATAAGCCTCCTTTATATTTTCTTGTTTTCATAGATTTTCTTGTTTTCATAGATTTTCTTGTTTTCATACTATATTAAAATATAATAATATACTAATGGTAGAAACTACATTATTGTATCAATTTGATAAAGAATTTGTATTTATTGTGAATAATAAATATTTTACCAAAATTGAGTGGGGCGATAATAGTCCACCTCAAATTATTACTGACCCAAGTAGTCATAGTTATCACAAATATACAAGTAAATCAAAATATAATGTAACTTTTATTAGTCTGAAACCTATACCTTATACATTGTTTACTAGTCCATTAATTACAAATGGGTATGGTTATATGATTAATTGTCTAAATATTATAAAATTAAATTATTCATTTTCACAACAAGGATCATCAAATCGAATAAAAAAATTAAAAGACCAAACTATATATGCCAATTTAAAATCAAGAAATCCTTTATTATATACTGAATTACCTAAAAAATATGTTCATTATGAATCAAGACAAAATTTGACCAATGGATATCTTTTTTGTAAATTTAATTCTGTTTATGTATTTCAATAATTCTATATATAATCTATATGATTAAGAATATTCATATAGATACTTATCAAATTTATGATATCTTTCATCAGGGTAAATTAATTATTATTCGACCTGCAGAAGCTCCTTTAGATATATTTTATAATAATAAAAAAATGAATATGTATAAATGTCCACACAATCATACCTATATTTATACATTAAAAACAACATATTCCCCTACAATAACATTAACTATTCAAAATAAAGTTATTGAAACTCAAGTAAATATATATCCGGAATTCAAAGATGAAATTATTTTATCTACATTAGTAAAAAATGAAGATGCTTATATAAAACCATGGATAGATTTTCATCTAGGTATAGGTATTACCCGTTTTATTATCTATGATAATAGTGATAGTAACACATTATCTAGTGTATTGAAAGATTATATAAAAAAAAAACAGGTTGTTCTGATTTCATGGAACGTACCGTATACATTGCCTATTAGCGGTATCAGTGGTCAAACGACACAACAAAACCATTCCATTTATGTTTTTTCTGAAGCTAAATATATTGGGTTGTTCGATATAGATGAATATATTAATATGCAACACCATACCAACATTCATGATTTTTTAAATGAAATGGTTGAATTATATCAATTGAATTTAAAACAGATAGGTAGTTTTACATTAAAAAATAAATTTTTTTACAATCCAGATAATTTACCAACAGATGGAATAAATTTTTTAAACATTACGAATTGCGATGAAATTACCATGCGCGGAAGAGAAAAAAATTTTGTTGTTCCCCAAAATGTAAAAACATTTTCAGTTCATATGATTACAGATGGTAAACCAATGTTTTTATTAGATGAAAACCATATATTTTTTAATCATTATGTTTATTTAAATAAACCAGATAGAGGAAAAAAGAATACGAATAATATAGACAATTCTATTCTACGACATATAGTATGAATAAAACGTTAATCGGAAAAAATGGTTATTTATTTTTACAAAATGATTCATGTAAAGAACTAGAAGTGCATAATGATAACCTTTGTTTAGTTGACCCATTATTTTATAAAAGATATGAATCTGTTCTAGATAAATTGTTATTTATTGTATTTCCAAATAAATCGTTGATTTATGCAGAACATTTGCCAGATACATATCATTTACATTACAGACCAGGATTTGATTTATATTCTAACTATTTTAAAAATCAGTTATTAGATGGATTTCCACATTTAAAAAATTATGATACCTATTATAAAACAGATACGCATATTAATAATAAAGGAGCATTAATTATATATAATATTTTCATCGATAAAATAAATAAATTATTTGATTTAACAATTGTAAAACAAGAATATACATTAACTGCAATTGAATGCAAATCATTATGTAATTTAGGATTAGGAATAGGCGATTTAACATGGATATATAATTTAGGGAACCAAACATTAGAATCTACACATGATGTATTTTACAAAATAAACGATGCAGACCAACTCTATTGTAAATATAGATTTACACCAGAATCACATATACGTATATTGAATAATCAATGTATAGATGAAACAATGACGCATTTAAATAAACTATTAGAATGGTCGATGATATCTAATTATATTTTGTATGTGAAAAATAAAGATAAAAAATACAAAGTTGTTATTTTTTATGATAGTTTTTTAATTTCTACTTTACAATTATATATACCATTATTTAACGAAATTTATTTAATCAAATCTATTTTTGATATTGATAAAATAAAAACAATCCAACCTGATTATGTGTTTGAATTTCGCTGTGAACGATTTTTATGTTAAGGTATAAAAGACAATAAATTAGATTTGAGTAATGATAAATATTTTTTTTTATTTATTTGTCCTGGTTCTATAGATGTATTTTCACCCCAATTATTCCATGAATTAATTAATAAAATTTTATTTATTTTATTTTGTTTATAGGTTGTTAATATAGTATCTATCAAATAATTTTGATTATAAATACTAGTATTTGTATATTTGGTTGCATTAGTTGGTTTATATGGAATACAAAACTTGGAAGAATTGTTGAAATCAAAAAATATTGTCTGTATATTTTTATTTTTTATTTGTGATTTAACAATAGTGTTTGTATAGGTATGATAATCGATTGATCCACATCCGTTAAATGTAGGTGACCAATTATACATATTATATTTTGGATTTATATTAATATTATTTAAATACAAGTTTAATCCATCAAATCCATTTTTTACACATTCTTTTTCCAACATATAACTGAACATAGAAAGTTTTTCTGGTGATATGTAATTTGCTTGATGTATAAAAAATACAGGTTTATTATCTAATTTATAATAATTTGAATGTTTGAAATATTTCATAAGATTATTAATATTTTTCATATAATTATCATAATTATAGACATTTATAATTTTGTCTGGTATATCATTACATGAATTATTTGGCCAATCTTCATTTGCCCATATAAAATAAATTTTAAAATCAGTTACTTCTTGAAAAAATAAATTATAACAATTTTCAAAAATAGTATTATTATTTGTAATTGAATTTTCTGAAAACCAATAATAATAGCAAGCAAATCCATATATAGAAAATGATTTTGCGATTTTTATTTGTTTTTTTATAATTTCTTTATTGGTTAATTTATAATCAAGCATATCTGATAAAGATAAATCAACAAGAGATGGCGTGTCTATTATTTCATCCGTTTTTTTATATTGTTTAATATAGTGTTTCAAATTTACAATATCCGTCATCCCAACATATTTTTTATTATTTTCAGGAATAACATGAAATTGGGGAAAATAGATAGCAAAAGGTTTTATTTTATTATGCAAAATAGAATTAATAGAATCTGTAATAGTATCATCAAATATATAATTATATATATCTTTGTATTCTATAGTTGTCGTTGGATTGTATGTATCGAATTTTCCTTGATTATCAATAATATAATCTAACATTTTTTCAAATTGTGTGTATAATATATCATAGTTATTCATTTCATATTCAGAATTATATACTTTTTTGTAATGTTCATTTTCAGGTATTCGTTCTTTATATGCTCCTATATTATTGTATAAAATAGGTAATCCAGAATTAATACTTTTTGTTAACGAATAGGAATATGTTTCTCCATATTTATTTAAATGTAATAGACAATGAAAATGATGTTTTTTCATATCATTATACCAGCTCATTTCATCATATAAAGGTATATTTATACCTAAAATTAAAAAATTAATTTTATAGTTGTTATATGTCGTATATTTATTTTGCAATAAAGGTATAAATTCAGAACCTTTGTATTTACTAAACGGTTGAAAATTACCTATATTAATTTGGTTGTTTATAATTTTTGGAATTTGTTTGACGGTGTAATCTATTTTTATATCATTATGATATTGTACTATAGTATTATCCGTTCTAAACAAGGTATCAAAATGTTTTTTTGTAAAAGAAGATGGATGTATAACAATAGATGCATTATTAAAAAGTGTCATTATACTTGGATGAATAGATGATGGAGGATTTAAATAAATATTTTCATAATATGGAATAGGTGGTATTATATGTAATAAATTATCAATATTTGGAACATTAGGTATAATCCAATAAAAATCATGAATACTAATAATTGTTTTTATGTTATATCTTTGGGTTACTACATTTATATCTTCCGGAAAAATATTAGTAAACAATAAATGTTGTACAAATAAAATATCAGTAGGTAAAAATACTGTGGTTAATAATATCTCTCTACATTTAATATAAATAATTGGTATATTTGTATAATGGTTCGTTATATCATCTAAATATTTTTTACTTCCTCCTCCTTGAATATTAGAAATAATGTAAATTATTTTATTCTCTACCTTATTTTCTTGTGAAATTTCTGGTATTGGTTGTGAAATTTCTGGTATTGGTTGTGAAATTTCTGGTATTGGTTGTGAAATTTCTGGTATTGGTTGTACTTTTGGGCGAGGTATTGGTTGTGAAATTTCTGGTATTGGTTGTGAAATTTCTGGTATTGGTTGTCTTTTTGGTTGTACTTTTGGGCGAGGTATTGGTATGGTGTTTGTGTTGTTAATATAGATTGGAATATTTGCTTTACTTTTATGTATAATGTTTGATAACATATATAATTATAAATTATATATTTATATATTTTGAACGAATAACATATATAAATCTATATAGTATGTCAACCCTATAGGAATAAAAACTATAATTCCTATTGAAATATAATTAACAAATTATATCGATTAAGTTTTGTAGGATGGTGTAGCCGATTTTACAGTTTCATTTAGTGTACAAAAAAAGTAAGAAATTAAAGTTGTTGAATCGCCCATACTAAGTAACAAAGGATATCATTTTCAAAATTCAAACAAGGCAACCATGATTCATCAAGTGATTTATTATATTGTATAATTTCTTTATTTAATTCTTTTGTAGCGTGAACAATTGCCCATCTTGGTGGACGAAATGGATATTGATGTGTATAACCCATGAATGAATTAATTTTATATTTTGTATGTAAAAAGGATTTAATATAATAGTGAATGTCGGATGGTAATTGTAACTGTTCAATCAACGGTGGTTTTATTTTATAGGTGACGTCAACCATAAATACATCTTCTGCTATTCGAGAAATAGTAACAATATAATCATCTGATATACTGTAATGTCTTGTTATAGGTCGGTTGTTCACTACATTTAAAAATTGCGTGTAGGACCGGTCAATACGCTCAATTCGTTTGTCCATTTTTTAGGATAAATGAATAAAATAAATATGTTTCAATTTATTTTATTATGGTAATATAATGAAAAAGTCATATACAAATGTACTGTGGGTCATTATTATTATTTTAGTATCTTGTATTATAGGGTTAGTATGGCCTCGTACCGAAATCGTTACTGTAACGGATTCTATATCTCCACGGTTAGACCCAACTTATGCGGATGTCAATGTTAAAATGGTGCAAGATTCTACCGATACTCTTCGAAATCCATATGCACCTCCATTACGATATAATGAACCTACCTATGCTCAACTAGGGTATTTATCTAGAGGTATTACAAAACATATTTTGTTCGGTAAACCAGCCCATTATGGAAGAGATAAATGGTATTATTATACCATTATCAACGATATCAAATTGCCCATTGAAATTAACAAACGAAAATGCACTGTTTCTCCTGGTTGTGATTCTGTATCTACCAAAGATAAAGTAACTGTTGACGGTGAAGAATATACAGTCACTATGTACGAGACAGATTTATTATGTCCGTTATAAGTATGAAAAATATAAATTTGTTTAGCTCAAAACAAACATTTTTAATCCTGGTATTTGCAAATTTAGTGATTCAGACCATCATTACACGGTATAGCATGCTTCAATCGCCCAAACAAAAAAATAGATGGTATTCATTTGCTGCATTTTTAGTTATGTTAGCACTTATTGTTATCATGTCTTTGCCAATACAAATGTGGATAAAATTTTTAGTATTTTGTTTATTTTCAGTAATAGAAGGATATACGTTAGCATCTATGTTTACAAATGATACTATTGTACAATTTGCCTTTTATGGAACGTTAAGCATTTTTTGTAGTATGATTGGTATCAGCAGTGTAATCACTATGTTAGGCATTAAACTTGGTCCTCGTGTTGGATTAGGTTTATTTTTGGCATTGTTACTATTTTTATTGTTTCTTATTTTTAATATACTTTCCGGACAAATAGCCAATAAGTTATTAGCAATGGTAGGTATACTTTTATTTTCCATGTATGTTGTTTATGATACAAATAAAATTTTACAACGAGATTATAAAGGTGATTTTATATCCGCATCTCTCGACTATTATTTAGATTTTCTCAACTTATTTGTTGACATTTCTTGGTTGAACAAATAAAAAAAATTAATAATTTATATTTTATACACTACAAATTTACCCAACCATACAATCACCATTCCCCATGCTACCATAGGGACATTCCCACCATTAATAATAGTCCATCGTAGGATGACACAATGACTTGCTGTGGTTATAAATGGTGCAATTAACATTCCATACCATGTTAATGGTACACAATAGTGAGCATACAAATGACTAGCTGCAATATGCAACATATACCACGAAATGTACAATCCAATTATCTGTTTTGCAGTTGGGTCCATATTATATAATCAACCTGATATAGTGTTAATTAATCAATTTTATTTATACAATAGGAACATTATATACGTTTTCAATTTTTACAAACCCAGGTATACTATTATACCAAGAAAAAGAATAAATTTTGGTTGCTTTACTCATAAGATATAAATCAAATAACGTATCTTCTACTGTATTATCGTGCGGAGGATAACCGATATTTCCGATTTTGGTATCAAATACTATGCAATCATGTTTTGATTTTATATAAGTTTTAATTTCGTATGTATCACTTAATACAATTGTGGTAGGAGTTAAATAATGTTTGATTCGGTCGTATACGGTATAAAGTAAATACGGATATTTAAATTTGGAAATAATAGGATTATTAATATGTACATGAACTACATTCTACACTTGTATAGGTAGAATTCGCAATATTAGTGTAGGCGATGGCATAAGTATACGTTGAATAAATTCTATAGATGGTTTGTTTAATTTAAAAGGTAAAGAAGTAGTAGAACAAAAATAAAGTATATCGGAGTCAATTGATTGTATATAATAATCCAAATCATGTACAACCGGTATTTTATTATCGGAAATTAATTTCATATGCGGATGATTTAAAACAGTTAATACTTTTGAAATAGAATGGTGTTGTGTATCTACATATAATATAAATGACATAATAACAGATAAATAATGCAAATAACAAGTAGTTTGAATCAATTGAAAAAAATCATCGCAAAGTTTAGAACGGTGAATTGAATTATTTTTCCAAACATAAATTACACTTTTCATTTAAAAGTATATTTTCTTCATATTTTCTATTTCAGGATTATGCGTTTGAGGGAAAAACAACAATTGCACATCTTGAATATTGCGGAACCGAATTGAATTTTTCTGTCCTTGTTGGCCTCTGCCTACACGTCCAATCGCTTGAATTATTTTTTCAGGTGTAAGTTTCATTCCATTGCCAATGTACCCTTGACACAAGAGATAATTCGTTCCATAAATATAATCTGAATCAGCAATAATCATAAACAAGTATTGTTGTGTTGCCAACTGTTTCATGATTTCCATATATTTACTGTTGGTGTGTTTTGCAAATACACCAATTCCCATAAGAAGCAACAATTTCCATTTGTTATCAATATCCAATGATAATATTTCTTTGGCAATAGTAGAATCAATATTGGATGAAAATGCAGTGTTCAATTTATCTACATGTCCATATTTGGCCAAATGTGATTTTTTGTTTGGAATGTATTCATCAGGCAATACCATCGGCAAAATATGGTCATATAATTCCGTCAGTTTATTTTGTATAACACGTACTTCGGGTGACATTTGATTTTTCACCATTTTCTTTTCTTTGTCTTCATCTTTGCTGTTGGCATCTTCCAAATCTTTTTCCAATTGTGTAATTTTTTCAGAAATAACAGCGTTATGTCCAAGATTTTTTAGAATGGTCGTCAACACTTCTTCCGGAATAGAAGATGTTTTGATACAATATTTAGCTACATTATCTACATCGTCTGTAATATAAATAGATGGTCCATGTTCCAACGTATGCGCATCTTTCGTGCAAAATTCAATCGTAGCAGGTTGTACTATCCTGCGTTCTTGTTCTGCTTTGTACACAGTAGGCCAACTTTCGGGTGTAAATGTTTTGAGAACATGAATGTAAAATCGTTTGATATTGTCAATCGTTACATCAGCTACTGTTTTGAAATAGCTGAAATCAGGGGAATGTGTTTTTAAAAATTCAAGAATGGCGTGTAAATCTACATATTTCATGATAAGTCGTTTGGATTCCAAGAATACAATACACTCTTGCAATGATTGAAACGTGGGGCAATGGTAATGCGGCATTTCAATCTGATTCTCTGCATTCAACAATTGAACGGTTTTGGTTGTATCGTAACTGGAAACGTTGTATATATGTGCATCTGGAAAAGTAGTTGTAAAACTTTGAATCGTTGTAATCATATCGGATGGCAATGTTGCAGATGAAAGTACAACGGTTGTAATTTCCGTGTTACTTTTCCAGTTTTTTTGGTACAATTCGTGCAATGGATGTGAATCATAATCGAGTGTAATCGTTGGTTCATCTAGCCAAACCATCATTCGGTTGCCCGCTTTGAATTGCAACATGTATTCTTTTGCGTGTACGAACGATTCAATATCACAAATCAATATTTCTACTTTGTTACCATCGCTGTTGTCTACTTGTTTTATTTTACCGTTGCGTTTGTCGCGAACACATTTGGTTACGGCGTAATAGTGTAGTTTGACATCTTCTTTCGACTTTGCCCCGAACGCAGTCGCAATCTTCTTTTTCACTGCGATGGCAGCACGGGCCAATGCAAGCGCAATGTGGCGATGTGCGCACATGAAAATAACTGCATCATAAAAGTTGGAAGCACCAATCGGAGACAATGTTTTGCCCTGACCCGTTTGGGCCGTATACAGAATGAGTTTCGGATGTGAATGTTTGCAAATTTCAAAAAGTTGTTTTTGGTGAGGATACAGCTCAAGAGGTTTGTATTTATAAATGTACGGATTGTTTTCCAAAATAGATACGGAATCCAAAACCAATTCTTTGAGCGGAAACGTATACACATCGAGCATTTCACGAATCATTTGTTGAATATATATATTTACATTAGGGAGATTATAGGAAAACATTACATGAAGTGTATAAAAATGGTGAGGATTGCTCGGTAATTGTTTGCAAATATCCAACAGAATACATTCGTAAAGTGTAGGTGGTATCTGCTCCGTACTAGTATTCAATCGTATTTGGTCTGCTTTTTTTAATTTAATTTGTTCTTTGGCGGGTAATTTAAATTTATAGATTAAGTCTTTGATAGACTTGGCAAAATACTTGTGGCACAAGAATAAATCTACTGCTGGACTCTGTGGAAGTTTCAAGTAATCCAACAATGTAATAACACTGTGTTCTATTTTATCCGGTGTATGAGATGCTTTTCCCAAAAATTCAATAATACGCTGTTCAGCTGGTGGAAGAGGAACTTCGATAGAGCACCATTCAGATTTCGTGAGCTTAGATTGATCCATTTTGTACAGATATCAGGATTATAATTCGTATTCAATTTTAAAAATTGAGTTTAAATAATTTATAGAAATGAAGTATAAATGGATTATATTTATGTAAGAACCCATGCATCATATCTTAAATTTGATGCGTGTAAAATAGGTAAAGCTAGTAATATTGTTGAACGGGATTCAACCTATGCTACTGGAGAAATTGAAAGGGGTGGATTTACATTTGTTATTTCTGTACCTGAAAAATATGTAGCACAAACTGAAAAAATGTTGCAACGGTATTTTACTAGTATGGGATATCATATTTATATAGATGGTGGAACAGAATTTTACAATGTGAAATGTATACCATTGATTGTTCCCTTTTTAGAAAAAACAAATATACCTTTTCAAGTTCTTACCAAAGAAGAAATAGATGAGTTGGTACGTTCTCCACGAATTCAAGCATTAGAAAAAAATCAAACCAAAAAAATCTATACTATTATTCAACAACTAAAAAATATTATTCATAAATACAAAAAAACACTTAAGCCATCAAATCATCAATTATCTATATTAAAAATGATTACACAATTTTATAAGTGTAATGATATTGGAAAAATAATTTGGGCATGTGGCCTTGGTAAAGCATTATTAAGTATTTTAATTGTAAAATTATTAAAATTCAAAAAAATTATCATTGGAGTTCCAAATAATTATTTGCAAAAACAAATTAAAAATGAAATATTAAAAATATTTCCAAATAAAAAAAATATAATATTTGTTGGAGGATATGAAGAAGATGGCATTAAATCAACTACCAACCAACAAGAGATTATATCCTTTTTACAAGATGATGAAACTAAATTTGTAATTTCAACTTATCACTCATGTCATTTGTTAGTAAATAAATATATTACATTTGATTTTAAAATTGGTGATGAAGCACATCATTTAGTAGGGGTTGAGAGTGAACATAAAGGATTTTTGTTATTTCACAGTATATTTTCAAAAAAAACATTATTTATGACTGCAACAGAAAAACATATTGAAAGCCAACAAGAAAAATTTTCGATGAAGGATGAAACTGTATTTGGTCCATATATTGATATCAAAACGGTCCAATGGGCTATAGAAAATAAAAAAATAACAGATTACCATATTCTAGTTTTGAAAAACACAGAAGATGAAATTGATAAGATTATACGTAGTTTAAAGATAAATGTAACCAATAAAGAATTATTTATGTCATGTTATATGGCATTAAAATCACTTGAAAAATATCATGATTTAACTCATATGTTATTGTATACAAACACAACAGAAGATGCAGAACTAGCTAAACAATATATAGATGATATTCTAGAGTTATCAATTATACCAAAACAACATATATATAATAATGCTATTCATAGTAAAAATTGTAAAAATATACAAAAAGAAGTTGATAAATTTAAAAAATCACCGTATGGAATTATTCCATGTGTTTATATATTTGGTGAAGGGTTTGATTTACCAAAACTAAATGGTGTATGTATTGCATCGAACATGCAAAGTGAAACTAGAATAGTACAGTCTTTGTTACGACCTAACCGATTAGATTTTGAAAATCCCAATAAAAAATCATATGTTATTACCCCCTATACAGACAGTGATAATTGGGAAATTGAAAATAAATCATATACTAAAGTTAAAAAAATAATTTATCATTTGAGAAATGTAGATGCAAATATAGAACAAAAAATAAGTGTTTGTATCCAACCCAAATCAAAAAAAGAAAAAAAGATGAAACCAAATGATGTATATGAAGATTATGATATGGAAGAAAATAGTGATGAATTACATAAAATTAAATTAAGATTAAGATATAGCAAGGCATTAGGTTCTAAATGTTCAGAAGAACAAGATGAATATAACTATGTGCAAACCATCAATCGTTTGTTAGGTATTCAATCAAAAAAACAGTATGTGGAATCTAAATTTAGACATGGAAATTTTATAGAATCACCTGAAGAATATTTTAAATTAAAAGGTGTATGGAATAATTGGTATGATTTTATGGGTATGGATACAGCAAAATTTATTCAAACTAAACAAGAGTGGATAAATTTTTGCAAAGAAAAAAATATAAAATCACTAGAAGAGTATTATATGCAGACCAATCAATATTCTATATTGCCCAAAGAACCTTCAGATTTTTATAGAGAATTTACAAATATTCAAAATGAATTAGGTATCAATACTAGGAGACGTTAAATTATTTACTTGATGGCATAGCTTCTTGACTTAATTCATGAATATATTGTGTGTATAAAATTTCTGATTTTTTAATATCTTGATAGAGTGTTTCTATATGTTGAAACATAGGTTCCATATCTTGTATAATCTGTTTATTCTTAGGTATTTTAATTTTCATTAATTTAATTTCAGACATTTTTAAATGTCCTAACCCAACACTAGCATTTGATGTTTTTCTAATTTTATTTTTTAATAATGTTAGCATACCATACATATAATTAATATTTATACTTGAAATTATTTGAACTGTATCTATAACACATGCAGTTTTTCCGTATAATTTAGTTACACTACCTAATCCATCTGCTTTTACATTTCCAGATTTAATTAATAATAAATATTTTTCACCATCAAAACAATAATTACTATGACATCCAATTGAGTTTATAGTTGCATTATAAAATAAATATGGTCCGTTATTATCCATATCACATGTATTAAATTTTCCTGAATTAAATTCACATAAACTTCCTAAATTAACCTCATCACAATCTTCATGTTCTTCAATCTCTTTAATTCGTTTTTGAACAAATAATTCCATCTCTTTAATTTTTATTTGTTTTTCATTTTTTTCATTATATGGCACGGAAATTTTATTTACCCATTCTTGTAATTTCTTATCAGATATAGGTAATGGAATTCTTAAATTTTTTAGATAATCTTTTGATAAATTTTTTAATACAGATCCTGAAAATCCATCTGATAATAATTCTATTTTTCCTGTTAATAAATAATAAATATATGCATTATGTTTTGTTTTTAATATATGATTGTGGTCCGAGCAACTAAAATTACTGTCTATTTTAATATTTGCTACACCACCATCACCAATAATTAAACATTCTTCTTTATAATCAGCTTCATCGCATTTTTGAACTTTTTCGCTTGATGTATAAAAGTTAAATTTTCCTGATACATTTCCATCAGATGCATTTCTTTTACTTTTTGGCATAAATTCACATATATCACCTAATTTTACCAATTTATACCCATCACCCACGACTAATTCTTTTTTATGGTAATCTTTACCATTCAATGAACAAATAGGATTACTAAGTATTTCGTCTTTATTGGCGGTTGACACTAACATATCAGTGCATTTAATAATATCATCTTTATTTTCAAGTAAAACAATATCGCCATTTATTTCTACAAATTTATCTTCTGTATATCGTTCCACCACTAAATCACTAAATTTAACTTCAGTTGTTTTTTGTTCTCTATTATCAAATATTACAATAGATGTTTTTGTAGATGTATTTTCAAATTGATCTTGTGGAACACTTATAATTTCTCTTACATTATAATTTTCAACTAAGCATTTTCTTAAATCTTTATATGTTTTATTGAAAAATACTCCCTCTTTTAATACACCAATAACAGTACCATCCACATCAACAATATCCATCAACAACATCAACGAACAGCTTTCTTTGTCGTTGCCTTTTAATTTATTATCTTTTGCAAATTTTTGAATTCGTGCACTACATGTAGAAAGTGAAACTTTTGTTTTATCTTGTTCTTTTTTCTCTTGTTTTTCTTGCATTTCTATAGTTTTGAGTTGTTTTTGTCTTCTTATTCTTACAACTTCATCTGAAGTAGCAAGTTCTACTTTTATATATTCTTTTAATTTATCTCTTTTTAGTTGAGCATCAGATTTATTCGATTTATCTCCACCATAAGGTGGATTTGTAAGGACAAATTTATATTTTTGGTCGTTGAATTCATCTGTAAACGAATTTTTATATTTTAAGGTATCCATATTTGGTAACACACCAGTTAAACAGAAGAATTCTAGTCCTGCTGATTTTATTACATCTTCATTCATATCAAAATGTGAAATTTTGTTTATTTCTGTATTCCAATTAATCATTTGTGGATATTTTTCAATTAAATGATTAATATATCCCGTAGTAAACCCACCTGAACCACCAAACATATCAATCATAGATGGTATTGTTCCATCTGTTTCTATCATTGGGTTTAATTTATGTAATGTGTAATCTACAATATGTCTGTCTGTAAAATAAGCACCTAATTCGCTAATTGCAGTTTCATCTCTACCAATGAAATATTCATAAATTTTACCAGATAATAATACATTACAGGTTGTTTCAATGCTAGTAATTTTATCAATTTCTTTTATAAGATAGGATAATACAGACCCTCTAATATTTTTTGGTATTTCGTAAAATAATAATTCTTTTATTTTACTATCAGAAATAGAATCTAAAACATGTGTAAAAATTAATGACGCTAACTTTTCATCTTCATCTTCTTTTGCTAATGATAATAAATAAGAAAACTCGCAATCTGGTTTTTTCAATCCAACCGTATCAAGTAATCCATTTTCTTCTATTTTTTTTAATCCATAGAGTATATTAAATACTTTTAGTGCATTCATTCCATATCCTGCACCATGATTTCTAAGATAATTATGAATTTCATGTACTTTATCGCGAAGTGCTTCTTTGTTTGTCACACTTAATGAATGGTCAGATAATGAAGCCATATAGTGAATAGGTATAGTATTATTTATGGTATTCAATTTTTTATTTGAATATAAAATAGTTTCGGTTTCTGTTATAATATCATTTATATTAACTGTATTATACGTTTGTTCTAATTCTGTATTTGATAATTTAGATAATTTAAATTCAAATAATTCTCGTTTATCTTTATGTTTTTGGGTTTGAATGTGTGATTTATGATGTGATAATTGATCTGGCGTAGTATTACAAATTCCACATGAATACGTTTTTTGGTTTAACATATATTATGTTATATAAAAATTTTTATATTATTTTAACATAAAAAAAGTTCCTAAATATTAAATAAATTCATCAAATATCAATCTCTTGATTTCCTTGTTGCGTACCAGCGTTTCTTTCTTTTCAAACGCCTCTTTGTCCAACTCTCGAAACTTGTCCAAGTCAGCTTCATACTTTTGTTTATCAAAACCAGGCAAATGTTCCAACACTAGACCAAAAACTTGTTGTAACGGTTTCATCAATTGGTTCGTAATGTAATGTTTGTAATCAATCGTACACTTTTGTTCTCGAATAAATTCAGGTGTTTCCACTTTATTGCCTTGTAATTGTTTTACCCCTTTTTCTTTTGGCACTTCAATGAATGCAAATTTTACACGGTCACCTGGTTTTGGTTTGTTGCCGGGGTCTCGTTTACCAATACGGTCTGCCAATACCTTATGGGCAATCGATTCAGGTTTTTTATACCCTGAACGCAACGATTTGGTAATACACAATTTTTCTAATGATATTTGACCCTCTACGAGTTTGACCATCGTTGTTTTCACAAAGGATACTGCTTTACTGACATCTTGGTCTTTCATTAAAATGTCAATGACTCCGCCGTATCCATCTTTTAAAAAGGGCGAATTGTCACGGCGTTTCAATACAATACCCATACTTTTACGATAACAATGTTCTGTGTCATCTTCATAATAATCACCAATATATCTTTTCTTGGAAAAGAGTGCAAACGGTAAAATGGCCTTTTCAAATGCAAGTTTATGAGGAGGTTTCAACATCGCGGTTACTAAATCTCCTGCTTCTTTTCCCAATTCCATGGAAATACCCAATGCATCTTTCCCTAACAATTGTTTACCATCTTGTATCAAGTTGAAACGGAAGAATACAGAATCTGTATCACCATAAATGTATTCAGACGTTGCAATCACCTTACCATAAATAGTTTCACATTCACGATTTTTGTATACATTTTCAACCACTTCTTTTGCAAACAACAGCATGTTTCGACCACCTGCAGTACATGATGAAGCTACGTACTTATTATAAAACATACTGGTGGATGCACCACATTGACCATACACTGAATTTGCAGCAACTTTAAATGCATTTTGGCGTTTGTTCAATATTTTTTTCATGAACGGGTCTGGTTCGGTTTCTATCATTTTACGAGTATCTTTACGTGCTTTCAACAGTTTTTCTAGCACTGAAGGTATGATTGCTTTTTTGTCATCTGGAAATTGTGCAAACCGACAGACTTGATACCCCGAAACTTGTTTTACAGCAGCTGCTTTGGGAGTCTTGCGAACATATCTGAACGTATCCGATTGTATATCTACATAAGTATATTCAGGCAAATTATCGTAAATGTAAACGCCATTTTGTTTCATACCGTATTCTTGTATCAAATTATGTTCCAAATCATATACTTTTACACTTACCAAACTATCATGTGACATGTTATCCGCACAAATGACGGATGGATATAGTGAATTGAAATCAGTTACAATGACAGGTGTTTCAAAGTAAAACCCACATTTAGGGTCAAGTACAATGGCACCTTCATACCCTTCTTCATTATCTGATTTTTGTACCACAGGCATTAAAATACCTTGTTCTCGGCATTGTTTTGCTAGTAAGCTGGCTAGTTTAATACCCTGACCTCTCATGACAATAAATTCAATTGGAACACTGCAAATGTTTGCCATTTCACCCAATTCCGGCAACAAATCTATTTTTTGGAATAAATGATGCACTAGGTTGCAATCCTGAATACAGTAGCGTGCAATAATAGCACGGTCATCATCTGACCCTTTCGCCAATCGAAAGATTTCATGATGGTCTACGTCATCCTTTGCTAAACACCATTTTACTTGTTTTTTCAAATTGGGATTGATAATTCCTTCCACTACAAAATATTCTTTGTAGACACGCATTGCTTGAAACTTTTTACCATTTTTATAATAATCGCTCGAATGGGACACTTCTTCAAACACTACGTAATTCATTGGTTCCAACCCTTGCAAGTTTTTACTATATACATAGGTCTCGTTTACATCTTCTTTGTGTTCTAATTTGGTTACTTTATCCCCAATGAAATAAGCAGATACGTTATCTAATTTGTAGGATTCTAATTGGTAATCACGGCGAAACATAGTGTACAAATCAATTTGCAACCGTCCCTGCATTTTGAAGTAACTCAAATTGTATTCACCGCTAGCCAAAAAGATAGTTGATTCTTCAATCGACCATTCACCATTTTCATATTTTCCAGCAAGGTTTTTAGTGCGAGACAATTGCAAAAATTCATCAATACAATTATTTTCTACGGCACGATGAAACATGAATTTACAATCGAAACCAAATGTATTGTACCCAATCAAAATGTCAGGATTTTCTCGTTGAATAAGGTCTTTCCAAGCAAGCAATACTTTTTCTTCTGTATCGTAGCATTCAATTTCTGTATTTTCGATTGGAGAACACCCTCCAAGAACAATACAATGGTTCAAATAGGGTTTGTTGATGCCGTAGTTGACAAACGTGGACCCAATAAACGTTATTTTGTCACCTTCTAGTTTCGGAAACATATGATTCAAACTTTTCTGTAATTCGTTGATTTTAGATTCTTTGTCAAAATCTACATCACGCATCATATCCAAAACAGTAGATTCTTGGTTATATTCGCTGGTTGGTCCAGAGTGTGGGTTTTCATCATCGGAATCTTCTTGTACAATGGAATGTAATTGCACTGATTCCGTGGGAACATAGTTTTTCAAAGGTTGCTGAATCCACCGGTCAAATAAAGTAGCAAGTTGAGATTCAGAGAGTTGTTTTTTGGGATAAACGATGTCGATATATTCCATTTGTGTAAATCCAAATGCAGATTGTATACAGTTAAAGAGTAATTCTTTTATATGGGTAGTATCTGAATGTTCGCATTGTTCTACTATATTTTGCGCCAGTTTTTTATAATCTTTAACAGGAAGTGGAAAATCGCCATGACTACTACTTGCTTCAATATCAAAACTACATATTTTGTAAGGAACAATTGTTTCTTTGGTCGGCAACGGGTCAACATCTTTCGCAGATACGATAAATTCATAATCACATGTAGTCACGGGTTCTTCTGTTTCGGTGTAGTTATTCAATTGAACCCATCCAGATGGACTCAAATTTTTAATATGAAAATAGCGCAGTAAAGGAGGTATGAACGATTCGTATAATTGTATGTAATGATTTTTAAATAAGTATCCCTTTTCTTTGAGTACCCATGCAAATCCTTGTTTTTTGTTAAATTTAGAAGGTTTAGAAGAAGTGATTTCGTGGTACCATAAATTTTTGACACGATGAAAACAGGGTAACCCTTTGAATTTAAAACAAATGAATTTATGGTCTCGTTGGCCATCAAAACCATCCATTTTTTTACGATGGACTAATGCACAATCTACAATTCCATCCGCCATATAGGGTCCAATACTTGTTTTTACATGAGTTAAAAAATCGTTTTTGTGTATTTTCGTATACCAATCAGGTACTCGACAATAAAAAGATGGTTTGAAATCTGGAATTTCAATGGAAAATGATTTCCCTTCTTCATTTAGGCCAAACATGTGAATAATAAAAGCGTCATCGCGCGTGCTTGTTTGAAAATCGAGCAATTTCACTTGCATTGTATATACTATTCTTACAACGATTATTTTACATCAATTTTTAATATTATTATAAAGTATGAATTTGTTTGGTGTTTTACCGAGAGAAAATTGTTTGTTTTTTTATGCATTGTCCATTATTTCACTTGTATTGTTTGTGTTAACTATTATCGTAGGCATTTTTGATTCCAAAAGTAAATTAAAGGTAGTTTTATTAAGTTCGATAGGTCCGCTTGTTACTTATTATATGTATAGGTTATTTTATTCCATGTGCGAACAATCTTTATAATGAATTTCTTAGAATACGGTATGAGTAAAGAAATTAAAATTAATCCAGATTTATTCAAAATGACAAAACCCAAAACCTTGAAAAAAAAGACCTTGACAGGTACAGAAATTAAAAAAGCGTTGTTAGAAACAATTCAAAGCAAAAATACAGATGACCCAATCATGAATGCAATTCAAGATTTGGAAATGATTAAGGACCCGAATAAAGAAATAACAGACAATGACAAAAAAAAAGAAGAAGAACCAGTTACAGAACACATGGAAGGTGATGTATTAGTAAAAACAGAAATCAAACAAGATATACCCTACGGTTGTTTAAAAAAAGGTAAAAAACCTACTTTTAAACAATGGAAGTCTGTTCCGACAACTCAAACTACTACCAAATCGGTTAAAAAATTTTCTTCTTTCGGTAAATCATCCCAACGTAAAACAGTTCGTGTGTTGATTAAAAATACAAATACACAATTAAAAATAGAAAAAGAAATAAAAACGTTACAAACCCATTCCATGGAAACGATTCGCAATTATTTATTAAAACGCGGACTCTATAAAATAGGGTCTTCGGCACCAGATGATGTGTTACGTAAAATATATGAAGAATCTTATACTACAGGGGATATTGAAAATAAAAATTCAGAATTATTATTGCATAATTATTTACAAACCAATTAATTTAGGAAAATTGATTTAATTATTTAAATAGTATCCATACATAGAATGGATACTACTATGAAATTTTGCCCTACTTGTGAAAACTTATTTTATTTGACGATTGATGATGAAACAGTACAATATACGTGTAAAAAATGCGGAACTATCGAAGATATTGATGAGGATTGTACAATATCCACTATGTTTTGCAATCAAACACGCCAAAATGTTCAAAATAGTGTAAATCAATATACCAAATTAGACCCTACTTTACCTAGAATCAACTTTTTGAAATGTCCGAATTCTTCATGTGTAAACCATGAAGATAGAGAAGACCGCGAAATCATATATGTACGTTATGATAATGTGCAACTCAAATATATTTATATTTGCCCAAAATGTGATACGGTTTGGGAATCAGGGATAAAAATTGATATAAAAAAATAATAACAGTACCTATTATATAATGAGTGACGACGAAGATATAGACGATATTGTAGAGTCTCCTGCTATAAGCGAAGATGAAATAGAAGAAGAAGATGAAACTGAATTAAATAGCGAAGATGAAATAGAAGAAGAAGAGGAAGAAACTGATGAACTTGCACCTACAAAAATAGATAAACCATGCGAACATTATTTTGAAGAGAATTTTAAGAAATTTGCAAGTAATTTAGACCATGATTTAATTAGTACATTACATCCACGTGAAAAAGCAATTAATTACGACCAAGTAAAATCAATGTGTGCCGTCCACCGAAACAAAGATGGGTTGATAGATGACCCTCTTCATACAACAGTTCCTATTCTAACTAAATTTGAATACACACGTATTTTAGGACTTCGAGCTACTCAAATTGAAAATGGTTCTCCTTTGTTTATCGCAGTAAACGAATCTATTATTGATAGTTATGTAATTGCTCGCATGGAATTAGAGTCTAAAAAGTTACCGTTTATTATTCGCAGACCATTACCTGGCGGTAAAATGGAATATTGGCGTTTGCATGATTTGGAAAATTTAAATGTATAAATTCATTTAAAAACAATATACTCGAACAATATTTTTTTCCAAATTGTATTGGATGTTTCATCTAGTATTTTTTTTAATAACAATTGTTAATGATTTATTCTGGCACAAATAGTTCACCAAAAATTTTTCAAATACAAAATCAATTGGATTTCACGTTGTTCAATTATGATAAAATAATATATTAAATATATTATGGAACGTGTTGAACAACTCAATAAACGATTGACAGAACGAAATGCAACTTCTTCTACTCCTTCTTTCTATTTTTCACCACGTCCTGTTCCTACTAAATACACTACCATGCCGATTGTAGACCAATTTTGTGCATCTGCGGTAGAGATTAATTACCGACAACCATATAATACGTCTGATGATTATTTACCAGGCACTTCTGCTCCTTGGTGTGGGTTTTCCAATAATGTGGATGTAGAAACTAAATTACGATACGAAAAAGAATATATACCTTCTAGTAAAAGTTCCATGTACGTAAAACCCAACATCCCGAGTACACACACTATTCAACCTTTTCCAGAATTGTTTGCCCATGCCGTGTCTGTTGACAAACCTTCCACTTTAAAAGATAAACAAATTTTTTACAACTCTACCAGTCAAAAAATCAATTATTAAATATATTTAGATAATTGAAACTATCCAATAGCATGGAAGAGAAAAAAGAAATCAAAAAACGTGGACGAAAACCCAAAGGTGGTAAAATTATAGAAAATAAAATACATATCGACGAACCTATTTGTATTTCCCAAAATATTATTTTACATTTGAAATGTTCAATGCAAGATATTTTATCCTGTAATATTCAAATCGGCATCGAACCGTATATATATTCAAATTGTCACGAAGAAATTGTAGTAGAAGATGAAAATATACCTATTAGTCAAAAACTTAAAAATTTAGCCATTAAATTACATTCCAACGATATGAACATTACCAAAACCGATTGTTTTTGGTGCACCTACAGTTATGATACACCTCCTGTTCATATTCCAAAATGTAAAATTAATGATACATATCATGTATACGGCTCTTTTTGTTGTCCGGAATGTGCATCTGCTTATTTATTCAAAGAACAATTAGACGATTCTACCGTGTTTGAACGATACCATTTACTCAATTATTTGTATGGCTCTGTCTACAATTACACTAAAAATTTTATTCCTGCTCCTCCCCCCCATTATCTGTTGTCTAAATTTGGTGGAACTTTGACCATTCAAGATTTTAGAGCTAGTTTACGAACCGATAAAGTAATAATGGTAGTGAACAAACCATTATGTGCCGTATACCCTGAATTGATACAATCCAACAACGAATTTATGATTACGTCTATCAAAAATACAAAACCAGAACAAAACTATAAATTATGTAGGAAAAAAATAAATTGAAACTATACTTTTCTTTTTGTATTTTAAAAAATGGAGACCGTTATTGCAAACACTAAACTATATTCTGAAGATGGTTCAGATTATATTCAAATTCATACCATTCTGTTTGAATATAAAAATGCCAAGTTATTCTATGGAGTCACTGAATTAGATGCAACTGTTCATACTGATACCGTCTATGTTGATTTCCATGATATTGTGCAATTACGCAACACGATAGGGGTGGTTTCATTCTATAAATTAAACCAACTTTACCAATTTGACCCATCTGTTCGTATTTCACTTACATCTACCGTTATTTATACCATTAAACCACTAGATGACATACAAATATTGAGTGATGCAATGCTTGAAGTGTATGAGTCTAGTATTATTGAAAAAACATCCAACGAAATTCATTTTCGGTTAGTCAACAAATGTTGGATTACATTTTATTTTATAGAAATCGAGGATGGTTATTTGATTGAAATCATACACAATCAAACCACTTTATATAAACAAGAATTTAAAACATTTATAGCCGATTATTGTAATATATTTAAAATATAATAAAGTATTAGCAAAAGAACCAAAATGAATCCAGGTGGAGAAATAATATCCAACCATAATGCCACCAAAAATATTCCCTTTATTCAACACGTATAGGAGCCGTTACCCAATCCAATTGGATTGCAACTCGTAGGCAAGTTGCAGCCAGTTGTGCAAAAAAAACATGTGTTCAAAATAAAGATTTTCCATTAGGAATGTTACATTATATAATGAATTAAAGTAATCTTACTATGTTAACTAATGGGCATCCCAAGTTATTTTTTTCAATTGATGAAACGTCACAAACAAGTAGTTTCATCATTGAACCTTTCTAAAAAAGTAGACAATTTATATTTAGACAGTAATTCGATTATATATGACGTTGTTCATTCTATAACTGACCCACTGTCTAAACATGAATTTGAAAATGAAGTAATTTCACGTGTTTGTTTGAAACTCCTTTCCTATTTGCAACGGATTCAACCTTCACGTGTATTTATTGCCTTTGACGGTGTTCCTCCCAAAGCTAAAATGAAGCAACAAAGGGAACGTAGGTACAAGGGATGGTTGACTAGTCAATGGTTGAACGAAAAAAAGCAATGGGATACCGTTCAAATTACACCTGGTACTGCTTTTATGAAACGATTAGACCAAGAATTGGTGAAATTCTTTGAACCTTACCGTTCGCAATATGAAGAATTTCATTTATCTACCAGCAGCGAATTTGGTGAAGGAGAACACAAATTGTTTTCGTTCATTCGAGACCACCCCGATAAACACCAACAGCAACATACTATGATTTATGGTTTAGATTCTGATTTGATTATTCTTTCGCTGAACCATTTGTATACGTGTCAACGAATTACTCTGTTACGTGAGGCACCCGCATTCAATATGAAAGATAGAGACAAAGAAAAGGAAAAAGAATTACACACACTGGATATCAACAAATTATCAGATTGTATTACTGAAATTATGGGTAAAGATAGGTTACATGATTACATTTTCATGACGTTGTTGTTAGGCAATGATTTCATGCCTCATTTTCCAGCGTTGAATTTAAGAACGACTGGAATGGATACGTTATTGAACACATACGTTGAATGCATGCAAGATAAACCAATGATGTTGATTGGAAGCATACAATGGGATAACGTACGCTACTTTATAACAGCGTTAAGTGCCAAAGAACACGGTTTATTTATGAAAGAACAAGCAACCAGAAATAATCGTAATGTAGATAATACTACACTTGAAAAACGGGTAAACAATTTACCCATGTTAAAACGTGAAAAAGAGTATATCATTTGTCCTACCAAACCTGAATGGCAATCACGGTATTATGCACAATTATTACCAGGTGTAAATGTTGAAGATGTATGTACTAATTACGTGCAAATGTTGGAATGGAACATTCGTTATTATACTACGGGATGTTCCAATTGGACATTGTATTACCATTATGCTTACCCTCCTTTATTGGAAGATTTAGCCAAACATATTCCTGAAACACAAACACTTGCTGAAGATAGAACCGTAGTTACATCCGATGAATTGTTGGCATTTGTGTTGCCACCTGCATTAATGTATTATTTGGATACGCCAACATTTACGGACAACAAAGAAAAAGAGAAAATAAAAGCAAAAGAACCAATTTTGGTATGGTCCTATTGTACCTATTTATGGGAAGCCCACGTACACTATTAAATTATATATATAGTATATGGATTTACCAAAAATGAAAAAATATGTTTCTCTTTTTTTAAAAAAATACAAACCATCCAATCAAGAACCTGTCAATGAACCATTATTTTCAAAAATGGAAAATATGATTCATTCCATGATTAAAGAAATTAGTATGGAAGATGCTAACTATTGGGCACCTTCCTGGATACGGATTGAAACCAAAGATTACTACAAATGCGAAAAACAATTAACCATGACCGCCGTAGGAAAAGGTGCATTTGGAACGGTCTACAAAGTTCCCGTGAAACCCTGCATGAAAAATATTCCCCCTGGTGTTAAAGAAGTTGCCGTAAAATTAGAAAGGATTGATTATTCCAAATTTTATAAACCGAACCACTTGAAAACTGTAGTGGATATTAGTCGCAAAGCACATGAAATTGGGATTGGACCCGCATTGTACGACGTGTTTATTTTAAAAGGACCCAACTTTTTTAGTTTAGTCAAAGTATACGAATATATAGAAGGTAAAGAATGGGGTAATTTTAAATCCAACAAAGAATTAAACCATGCACTTGCCCAATTAAAAGAACATATTCACACCATGAATAAAGCTGGAATCATTCACCATGATTTACATGAAGGAAATGTTATGATATCCAATAACAAAGTATACATTGTTGATTTTGACCGTGCTAATTTCTATGATACAGAAGAAGAAGAAAATATTTATCGATTTAAACAAAATACATATGACGATTTTTCATTTGAACAAATACGGTCAAAAACAATTTTTGTATTCAATATGCTTGTTAAAAAAAAGATAATCAACACTGGTACACGAAAAAACCGTTAAATTCCTAAAAAATCGGCAATGAATTCAAGTAAATGGTGTGAAATATCTCTATGTGTTTTGGTCATGTAAGCGGGTACATTAATATAGGTAACATTAGGAGCTAACATATAAGGATGTTTTTGGTCATCGAAAAATAATACCTTTGAATTGGGAGGGTACTGTGTACAACTCCAAAAATCATTCAAACATTTTGATTCTTCCTTTCGTTTTGGTTCATATTTTTTTGCATAGACTACTTTATCAAACAGTTCATAGTTTAATTTTTCATGTAAATACAGTTTGATAAACTGAATCCATATAGGATGTCCTTGATTGTTTGTAAACATGACTACTTTGCAATTCTTATTTTTATGTCTGCGAATGTATTGTAATACAGATAGAATATTGGGTTGTAAAAATTTAGGGTTTGAATCTAGTAAATACCTGAACAAAGGATAAGTTAATTTTGTATTAACTGCCTTATCACAAAATTGTGAAAATTCATAAAAAGCTCCCAATGTTTCATCCACGTCGAACACAATAATGTTCATGTTTTATATACTCTTTATATTTAAAATTTGGGTTCAACTTTTATTTTTTTTTCGTGTTCAACTCGTACAATACCTTCTTTATTTTATGGTCATGACAATCTATTTACACGTCCGTGGAGGAAAACGTTAAAATTATCTATCTTTTTCGTAAAACCATATCAATAAAATAAAATATGAAAATATAGTTAATAATTGTTGTAACGTAATAAAAAATTTAGACAGTTGCGTTTTTGATGTCATAGAAGGCAATCCTACAGTGGATTGTATAGTTACACTAAGGTTGAAATAATCTAATAGTGTTGGTATACCATTATCTGTATCTATTGAATTAGAAAAATGTTTTTTGGACAAATACCAATATATGGTTGTAAATACAATCAACATTAATATATTCAAAATTAACATTTTTTTTATGTGTTTCATATATTTATACAATATTTTAAGCATCCATCTTGAATTCTAATTTAGGTATACATATGTGTTTGGTGATGGAACTTGTGTATACTTCCTTGTCTACATTTAATTTACTTACTAATTGTGTATATGTATCTGTTTCCAGTTCATTTTCAAACCATGTAGGGTGATTATGTTGCCATTGTTTCAAATAAGCTTGCTGTAACGTTGTTGCTGTATCGTTAATGGTGTCGCACACTTTGATTAAATTATGTTCCCATACGTTTTGATTTTTGATGCATATTTTTTTACGTTTTACATCTAAACAATGAATGGGTCGTTTATAAATACCAATATTATACAATTCATTGCAAATAAGTTGCGCAATATCATCTATATTTTGAGTATCATGAATATTTAAAGTGTTTATAAAATCACTCCAATTCAGAGCATCTTTACATGTATCATTTAGAAAAATATTCAAATTGAACCTCTGGTTGGTGATATTGCCTATTTTAGGAATCAAATCATTAATTTGTTGTTGTTGTGTATCAATTTGCTCCTGTTGTTTCAAGATGATTTTTTTTAAATCGGTTGTATCTTTATCTTGAATTAAATCAAGTTTAAGATGTTTTTTAGTTGTAATATGACGTGACCAATCTCCTTTCTTTTTTCCTGCAAAATTACATTTAGCACATATAAACATAATTATACATAGATTATTCTAAATCGTTTAACTTTTTTTATAATTACAATATATGTCTAAATCACCATCGGGTTGTATAACTGTTCCTTACCAACTTTGCAGAAAAAAATCGAATGAAGAATGCAGATGGGTATACGGTTCTATCAAAAAAAATAAAACAAAAGTAAAAAAATATCATTGTAGAACGCGTAAAAATCGAACACGTTCCAAAAAATAATATTGTTCTATATTATGGCATTTAGTTTAGGAAATTTGTTTGGTTCTAAAAAATCTCCTTCACCTAATAAAACGAAAAGAGCATCATCTAGTTGTACGAAAGTTGCTTACCAAGAATGCAGAAAAAAGTCGAATCCCGATTGTGAATGGGTTTATGGCTCTATTAAAGGTGAAAAAACAAAGGTCAAGAAGAGGCACTGCAGAACACGTAGAAACACCAAACGTAAATAATTTATTCATAGTATAAAATAAATAACTATACTATGAATATTAATTTTGATTCTTCCGATACGTTAGAACTTGCTGAACACAAGTCAGAGGTTTCATCTACTGAATCTCAAAATGGATGGTCTGATGATATTGAAGCGTTACTAAAAGACATGGAATACAACTCTGGCATCTTATCGCAAATCCACAAATCAAATTATCTTGCGTTACACGAATATATTAAATATTTCAAATTACCTATTATCATATTATCCAGTGTAAATTCTATTTTTTCAGTAGGATTAAGCGCTTATTTAAGCCAAGGATTGGTATCCAGCATCAATTGTTTAATATCACTGATATGTGGTATTATAAGCAGCATTGAATTATATTTGGGGTTGCAGAAAAAAATAGAGAATGAATTGTTATCCTACCGTGATTATTATTTATTAAGCGTAAAAATAAACAATTGTCTTAAATTGAAACGCGAACATAGGTCTGAACCTAACGGCCAACTCTTTTTAACCGAAATTACAAATGAATATACAGGACTGTTTGAATCTTCCGAAATACATTCACAAAACTTTAGAGACCGTTTGATATCCATTGATATTACTAAAACAAAGAATAAATTGTTGTTATCGCCTTAACTTTATTTTTAATAAGAAGCAAGCATATATTGTGCAACCATAAGTTGACTTTTCAAAATTTGTTCAATCGACATTCTAGCGAACCAATTATATTTAGACCGTTTCAATACTTCATCTTGCGGTATATAAATACCGTACAAAGACGAATTTGGGTATTCAATAGGAGTTGTTCCTAATAATTCATCTACAGTTACCGGTTCACCTGATACTTTTTTAATACCAATATACTTACCATCTACAATAGTTGCGTTACGATTGCACCATAAATTTACATTGTCAATAAAATCAGATTGTGCCGTTTTATCTAAAAATAAATATTCTTGGTATTCTACGAGTTGGTGTATAGTTGTATTTTTCTTTTTAGCTCCCATCATTCGAACATTGGGAAAATACACAAGTTGGTCATGCGTACTACCGCGATTCACTCCTTCAACTACAAACATTCCTTTATCCTCTAAACTAGATTTATATAAATCGTGTAAATCGTGAATACATAAAAAAGAAGGAGGAACAATAAATCCGCCGTAATGGTACAATATCATACTCAAACCTAATTGGCGGTAATGGTCTTTGTTCGGTTGAGGTAAATCATGAATATTCACGTTCCAATTTAATAAAGAATCGAACGTGTCATCATTAATCAAACATACGTTGAATGAATCTTTGCATTTGTCATAAATACTTTTCATGGTAATTTGAAGATAAGGTTGGTTTACTTTCAAAGTGTTTCTAGAATAAAAGGATTCCCAGTTGCGTGCATTTATTTCAGGAGGACTAAAAATCCATAAAATAGGTTTATGTTTAGACATTTTATCACCAATAAAATAATCCGACACAAATTTGTAATGTTCATGAGATTCAAACACTTCTTCTGAACTTTGATACGAAGAATAAATATATTTGGATATTAAGGAAAATACAATAATTAATATAATTTTACTATAATCCATATTTAGTACATCTAAAATTATTTTAGAGATATACAGTATGTTCAAAAAAACTCTTCCTGCATTTACTTTATTGTTGATTGTATTGTTATGTGCTGCAATGATGTTAACAACAAATGAAGGTTTTACAACAAATGCCAACGATTTGGATAGAGATATAGCTAAAAAATCCAAAGTACTTGTACTGTTCTTTACCATGAATTGCGGTTATTGCAAAGATTTAAGCCCAGAGTGGGAAAAAGCACAAGAACAATTACCGGACGTAATGACTTCGGTAGATTGTACAAATACAGAAGACCCTGGAGTTAAAGCTGTCATGAAAAAATACAATATAACTAGTTTCCCTCGTATGGCCTTTTTTAATAATGCAGTAATTCAAGAGGACTATGACGGTCCTCGTAAATCTGAAGATATTTTACAATACGTAAAATCTAAAACGGATTAAATAGTATTAAATATAATGCCAAGTATTGATTTGAATTTTTTGAACCAATTACAAGATAATTACACTACATATGAAAATTTTATAGAAACAGGAACATATTATGGAGATACAATTTTTCAGTTAGAATCTTATTTTTCTAAATTATACACCATAAAAATAAAAAAAGAATTTTATGAAAATACAAAACATAAATATAAAGGAAATAAAATAAATTTTTATTTAGGTGATAGTTCAATTGTATTGAATGAACTATTACCTACTATTCATACTAAATCAATCATATTTTTAGATGGTCATTGGAGTGCTGGTGATACAGGTAAAGGTATGAAAGATTGTCCTTTATACTAAGAAATAAATAGTATAATTTTAAATCATACAAATGAAGCAATAATTATAATAGATGATGTTCGATTATTTGGAAAAGGTCCAACATATGGAAATGAAATATGTAACTGGGAAGATATTAATATTTCTACACTTCTTTCAATAGCGAAATCAAGAATAAAGAAACACTATTTTTTACCTTCTAACATAGTAGAAAATGATAGATTTATAATTCACATTGCAAAAAAAAATAATATTGACAGTGAGGATTTTCAAATCTAAAAAAAACCTGTAAACAGACAAAGAGAATTAGACATAGGTACTTTTGAATAACCAGACTGCAGAGCTTTTTTATGGTTTTACTAGATTGTGGTTATTTCATTATTAATTTGGTGAAACAACGAATGGGTTGTCGGTAGTATTGTCCCAATACATTAATTCAACATTCCATTTGTGGACTACGCCGGATTTGAAATCGCGCGAGTACAACCCATCCTCAGTAAGAGTGAACTGTGTAATCTCATCTTCTGTATTAGGGTCTAGACCAGTAGACTGATTTAGACCAACACGAATTGGGCCTTCTGATGTGTCGAATATTTCTGGATTGTAGCCGAGCGCGTCCCACAGAAACTCGGGCATGTCCTTGTCAAAATGCACGAAGCAGTTGTGTTGTCCGTTAGGTCCGTGAACATCATCAACACGAGTAATATTTCGACCAGTAAGTCGAGCAATCTGGTCAGCTACAGCGCCGACAGTGACGAGGTGTCCCGGGAATAAGTTAACGCAAACTGATTTGAGAAGGATGTCCATGATTGAACACTATGTAAGGATAACTATGTGAAAATTTCATTTCAATTTTATTTGAAATGAAATTTAAAATAAATAAAGCAAACAATCTTTTAATTCTTTGTTTTTCACGTACATCGTACCTTGAACTTTGTAGCCACCACATTTTTGCCATTCGTTCCATGAGAGACGTCCTATTTCAGGAGACAAATAAAGTATTTGTCGATTGTAGTGCCCAATATTTCGTGAAGGCCGGTTTGCCCAAGAAAGAACCCGATTATCAACAGATTGCACTGCTGTTACACGATGTACATTCACATATGAATTATTGTGCACAAACACGTTGACATCACCAACTTGTGCTAGGTTCGATGATGCATCGTCCCACATCCATGGTTCACCTTCATTTGTTAGCCGTTCTTGTTCTTCATAATCTCGACGCGAATCTGGTTTCTCACTTCCTACGCGATGCTTTTTTTTCGCAATAGGTGTAAGGATTACTTTTCGTTTCATATTGAAATGCTTTGTACACTCCATATGTGTATAAAATCATTTGAATTTTAATCTACCGATAATGCAATATTGTCTGATTCAAACAATTCTGCATTTACCTCTGAAACATCTACAATGTTTTTAACACCAATCAAGTCTCCATTTTTGTCCAACGTCTGGGTAAGTTTGTTACCCGTGTTGGTAGCCTTTGAAATGTTTTCTTCCATTGCCTTTTTCTTCGTTTCCTTGACACGGTTGTTGAAAAACTCTTTAGCATTGTCTTCGTTCGCCTTTTTATTCGACATGAGTTCGTTCAATTCCTTTTCTAAGAAATCAACCTTACCCGTACGATATGCATCTGGCTCCCATGGCATCCAGACTCCTACAGGGCCCACATAGACATCAAAATAAGGGTCGTTTTCACGTAACATCTTGGCACGTACTTCGGCCTCTTCTTGAGAAGGATATACGCCGCGAATTTTTAATCCACGTGTGTTTGTTTGGAAATTGTGTTGTTTGCTGTATTCCAATTCCAATGCATCCAAATTCTTATCTAGGAATGTTTTGTAATCGTCGGATACAGACATGGAATTCAATGTTTCACTTTCCTCTTTACAGAATTCAGTAAGGTCTGATGTAACTTGCTCTGTATCCAAATTGTATTTATAAGCCAAAAAAGCGGTAAACTTAGCAAATTTTTCAACGGATTTATTCATATCCCATGTTTTTACAAATTGGTCAAATTGAAATTGTTCTTTAGATTTAATTATATTTTCGGGAGAAACAAAAGATACGCAAACAAACTTTTGTTGAGCAATCGGTTTGTCTTCCTCCAATAAATCAACTATTTTAGACATACCATCCTAAAAGTTGTCTATTTAAGTTTTAATTACATTATATTTTTTTCTATGCAATTATTATAATGTTTGATTTAGGAGAATTAGTAAAACGCGCTATTAAATATTTAGTGGAAGGTTTGATGGTAGCTATTGCCGCCTATGTTATTCCAAAGGGCAAGGGTCTTTCTTTAGACGAAGTTGCCCTTATTTCTCTTACTGCCGCTGCAACATTCTCTATTTTAGACACTTATATTCCCAGCATGGGTGTAACTGCTCGTACTGGTGCCGGATTCGGTATTGGTGCCAATTTAGTCGGTTTCCCGCGGTAAATCATAAACTTATATCTTTTTTATCATAAAGATATAAATTAAAACAGTAATTCAATACATATCTATATTCGTTACTTTTTGTATAAAAAAAGGAAATATAATTAATACCCATGCAATCATTTCATAACCTATACTACATAAAATATTTAAAAATACAGACCATAATAAGATAAAGAATAATTTTATAATAATATATTTTATATCAAATTTGGTTGAATTATTTATGATTAAATAAAAAATACTTATTATACAATATAAAAACGCAGGACTACATAAATCATAAAAAGAAGGACTATATAAATGAGAAAAATTCATACTATAATATTGTCTAAACATCAATGTATATATTTTTTGATAAAAATTGATATTGTTACTGTAAGTTTAAGCAAATAAATAATGGGTTCTTGCTTTTCATGTTGCAATCTTATCACTATCCATGTGGTTCTTAAATTACCACATGGACAAAAAGGTCTCATCTATCATAATGGTGCATTTGAACCTATGGAATCTGTACAAAATTGGGTACAATCTTTGTATTCATCAGGGTGGACAGGTTGGGCAGCTTACAATGATGAAACTACCGTAACCAATAAAAAAACAAAAGGGCACTGTAAAGGAGTTGTTACCTGGAATACATCCAAAATAGGATGGTTAATTCATTCCGTTCCGCATTTTCCTACAGAAATAACATCAACATCTATTTCACCCATTCTTCCTTCCGAACTTATTTACGGACAATCGTTTGTCTACCTAGAAATGCCATATTCGAAAGAACGGTTGGAAACTATCTTAAAACAAATTGAATGGATGGATGCAAACCTCTTTTTGCAGACCAATATGCCTATTCCTCCCTCTTATTTCAGTGTTACAGAAATAAAAAAAATGATAATTTCATCTACAATTACGCATTATTCTAAACCATCCCATCATATTATGGATATTTATGGAGAACATTTATGCGAATTAGACAAATCTACATGGTATGTAGAAACATGGCGTAGAGGGTCTACCATTAAAACGGTCACGCCAAATCTGCATGATGTAAAAACATTAGGATGGTTTGCAGTGAATTACAAAGAATCACAAGACCATTCAAAATGGGCCGTCTCTAAACATCATGTATGGATAGGAGATTTGAACCGTATGGAATCACAAATGAAACGTGGAGGTGGCGGTGTGGTGATACGTGATGCTGCCATGGTAAAAGCATTTCGAGGATTGATTATTAATTAATTTACACGCCAATTGTTATCACAATCAATACAGGTTACAAACGATGTCATAGGTTCATCTGCCGACCGAATTTGCATTTGGTAATAGGAACAATTCTTACTGTCGCACCGACGACACTTAAACGAAGTAGTATTAGCTGTTAATTTGTTGGTTAACATTGACTCTGCTATTTTTTTCTGTTTTTCAATCAACGATTTCCATATAGTTGGATTCATTTCTTGATGGGACAAATAGGCTATTTTATATGGGTCTTGTTTAATAAGTGCTTGAACGTGTTCTGTATGTATATTAGCCATCAGTGATTTAAATTTAGAAATATAGAGTTCTACAAAAAAGGGATTGTTCCATTTTTTTATAATTTTACGAGTTGTACATTCTTGTATCGTATAATTATAAATTCCGTTTTCGATAATTAATGTAGTTGAATCATTATTAAATTTAGTATTCAATGTAGTTCGGATAGTTTCACGAAATAAAGTAGGATTTTCTACAATACGCATGGTTATATCTTACTTTAAAAAATATATTTCTAAATCAATTTTCTTTAAACTTCATCATCACTTACCACAAAACCATCTTTTACATACCCTTCTTTTGTCATTGCCATCACTGTACCTTCGTTTTCATCTGCAGATAGTTCAGATTCAGATTCAATATCTTCAAATCCGCCCATTAATTCTTCGTAAATCGTTTCCCATTCAGGAATAGTAAGAGCCTCTACTGGATTGACCAACAAACATTTCCCGTAAAAGATTTTTTCATCGTAGGGTGGCGGGAAATCATATTTTACTATCTTGGACGACTGTTTCTGCTTAGTACGACCATACAAGTAAATAGTTTTTCCGTTGAGTTTCCATACACCTTTGCGTTTCCCGTACTCTAACACATCCACATTCTCAATTTCCTTGAGAGTTCCGTTACGTTCTACCAAAATGTACATAGTGTACTTGTATCTATTTGTTTAACTTTTTTCAATTTTTATTTAAAATATAAAATTGAAATGATTTGTGTAATTTATGAATTGTACAAATCATTTCAACTATGGAAATTACATCCACTACTTGGCGTGTTGGCCAAACCATCATCGATGATACCGGGGGCATTTATAATGTAGCCTTGTATAAGTTGGACGGGCTTCCTGTGCGAACTATCACGACAATGTACGACGATTCTCCTATCGGGGTGATTCTTCACCTTTTTGGCCATGGCGATTGGATTTATTTTGATAACGCACTCACCTATGCCAGCAAATCCACGATTCCTCGTATCCTTAACCAGTGTAAAACTTACAATCCGGAACTCCAAGAAATGCTCTCCAACGCAAAAACTCAAGCATCTGACCTTATGTACCGTATCAACAACCAAGAATTCTGCACTTGCGGGGAACTCAACCATGGGTCGTCTCGATGCAAAAACGATAAATACTGCGAAATGTAAGTATGTAATTGGGGTAGTGTGAGGGTTTTTGGGTTTTGTTTTTTCTTTTTCTTTTTCTTTTTCTTTTTCTTTTTTATGTTGAATAAAAATTGAAATGTTTTTACTGAATAGGAGATAGTATTCAGGCGTCAACCTTTTTGCAACAGAAATGGCTATCTCAATTTCAACTACTTGGTGTGTCGGCGATTTCATTGTGGACAAAGACGAAAATTACAATGTAATTATCTATCGGTTGGGTGGAATTCCCGTACGTTGTCTCGCAATTGAAGATACCAATACGCCAATCGCGGTTATTATTCACGTACTTGGTCACGGCGACTGGGTGTTCTTCAACATTCCGCATTCACGGTCCATGATTCCGCGAATTCTCAACAAATGGACACTGTACGAAGAATCTACGGTCGAAGAAACGGAGCGAGTTCAAGCAATATTATCAAAAGCGTATAATCAAGCATCAAAAATTATGGCGAGTATTTCTTCCAATTAATGTAAACGGTAGGGTGTGAGGGTTGTGGGTTTTGCTTTTTTTAAAAATTGATAAAATAATTAAATTGTATATAAATATAAATGGCATATAAAATTATTACACAAGAGTTCAATCATGTTCTATATACAATTGCTTACAGATATTTACCCATATTTGAAATGGGTGTAAATGTACCTAATTATTCTTATTATATACAAACAATTGAATCAAAACAACATGATATATTTGATACATCTGTTAAGCCTCCTAGAAAAATAACAGTTGGAGATGTAATGGAATTAGGCGAAGATAAAATAAGTGCGGTATTACAAACCATTATGTTAATCAATCAAATGGAAAATGAAATTAAGCATAATCCCTCTGAAACATTCTAAACAGAATTAAATCTGAATTAGTCCAGCGTATTCCTTTGCTTTGCAGATTTAATGGATTTTTCCACATTTTTCCCACATGTTCTGTATGCGGATATTTTTTGGCTAATTCTTTTAATGCTTCTATTTTTTCTTTTTTGTTCATACACTATCAAAAAGAAAAAATAATTATATTTAAACATTAATATATTGTGAATCGACGACATATGGTGTTCCATGATACATAAATACAAGCGACTGAGTTAACTGGTTGAAGAAATCCAAACATCTGTAGGATTGCATTGGTAAAAACTTGATATACGCAATGTTTTGTTCTTCAAAACTGCATTCTTTTACACACTCAACACCAAATAATTGTTTGAAAGCATCTTTGACATGCTGAATTTGCGCCGATTTAACAATTACAGGAGGAAGCTGAACTAGCGCCATTTTACATTCATTACATATTTTATTTTGTTTCAATTTTAATTAAATAGTATACTGTATCATTAATCATGGGTAACCAAGTAAGTAAAAAGGTTAGTTTTCAAGATATACAACATGCGCAAACTAACGAACGTACTATTATTATCAACACTTTGTCGGAGCAAGAACAAGCTATTTTAATTTATAAAACTGTACCTATTTCAAATGAAATAAGTCAAGTTGAAAATGCAATAAAATTAAAAAATAATATTATTATTTACGGTAAAAATAGCAATGATGAATCCATTTATATAAAATACAACCAAATTAATAAATTAGGAGGATTAGTTTATATTTATGTAGGCGGTTTATTTGAATGGTTATTGTTACAAGATATTTATGGCTCAGATATGTTCAAAACCACAAATAAAACACTAGATATTTTAAAATTCAAACCCAACAATATATTAAATACAAATTATATTACGTATTAAGTATGGTAGGCGGATTATTAAATTTAGTCGCAGTAGGAAATCAAAACATTATTTTACACGGAAATCCGCAAAAAACATTTTGGTCAAGTACCTATAAACGAATTACTAATTTTGGAATGCAAAATTTTAGGTTAGATTATGAAGGATTGCGACAGTTATCAGTATCCTCTGAAACTACTTATACGTTCAAAGTGAAACGGTATGCAGAATTGTTAATGGATACCTATTTTGTAATACAAATACCTGATATTTATAGTCCAATTTATCCTGATTCAAATTCAAATAAATGGATTCCTTATGAATTTAAATGGATTAAAAATTTAGGAGCGATGATGATTAAAAATATAAAATTTACCATAGGAGGTAGTTTGATACAACAAATCACGGGTACAGACATGGTTATATTAGCGAATAGAGATTTATCAGCAACATATAAAAAAAAATGGGACGAAATGATTGGAAATACTCCAGACATGTATGACCCTGCCAACGCATTCGGTCGCAACAACCGATATCCTAATGTTGGCTACAATGATGGGAATTTACCAGAACCATCCATTCGTGGTAAACAATTGCGAATTCCATTACCTATTTGGTGGGGGTTTACATCCCAACAAGCATTTCCATTAGTAGCATTGCAGTACAATATTCTTCAAATTGACATTACACTACGTCCTTTACGAGAATTATTTCAAATTAGAGATGTTATTAATCCTCAATTGAATTATCCTGTGATTGCTCCTAATATGACGGTGCCAGAACATCAATTTTTTCGATTTCTTCAACCTCCTCCGAACCCAGAATTAATTTATACTACTACAGTAACCAATTGGAAAGAAAATTCACATTTATCGTGCCAATATTGTTTTTTGTCGGAAGAGGAAGCCAAAATGTTTGCACTACAACCTCAAAAATATTTGATAAAAGAATATCACCAAACTTTATTTACCAATGTAGGAGTAACGGATAAAGTATGGTTGCAAAATTCGACCGCTCTTGTGTTAGATTGGATGTTTTTATTTCAAAGGGCAGACGTTCCTTTACGTAATGAATGGAGCAATTTTACCAATTGGGCGTACGATTATCTTCCTAAACAGATTGAACTATTGCCAGAAATCATGGAAATAGGACCGTTTGGAAACTTTGGATACGGGAGAAACCCAGATACATCATTTACGATGTTGTATGGTACTGGTAATTTTCATCCTGAAAATCAAAAAAGTATTTTACTTTTATTTGGAATTACATTTGATGGAACCGTAAGAGAAGAAATAAGAACCGGCAATATTTATTTACAGGACCAACAATATTTAACGAGTGAAGGGTACGGGTCAACTTCGCTAGAAGGGTTGTATGCTTATAATTTTTGTTTAGATACGTCTCCTTTTCAATTACAACCTTCGGGAGCCATTAATTTAAGTAAATTTTCAAAAATAGAATTTGAATTTACTACTATTACACCTCCAATCGACCCCAATTCTACTTATTTAGTTATTTGCGACCCCGTGTTAAATCAGCAAATTGGTGTCAACAAATCCATCTATAAATTATATGAATACGGGTTTAATTTATATGTTTTGGAAGAACGTTATAACGTTCTCACCTTCTTATCAGGTAATGCAGCAATGATGAACGCTAGGTAAATAATTAATTTAAATATGTTATACAAATTATGGAAACAAAAATTACTTTTATTATTCCTACTATAGGAAGGTCGTCGTTACGGCAAACAGTAGAATGTTTACTGCAACAAACAAAACCATACTGGAAAGCTATTATTATTTTTGATGGTATAGAACCCACTATTCATAGTTCAGATAATAGAATTACGATATTTAAACATACAAAATTAGGGGTTGTCAATTATGCAGGCGCTGTCAGAAATTATGGAATATCCTATGCAACTACAGAATGGGTTGCTTTTGTCGATGATGATGATGTACTTAAAAATACATATGTAGAAACTTTTTATAGGGAAATAAAATATAATAGTGACATTATTATTTTTAGAATGAATGTTAACAGTCGTATTTTACCACCTATAAACTGTAATAATTTTCATATAGGTCAAGTTGGTATATCGTTTGCAGTTAAAAAACTCGTATTTGATGATATTGTTTTTGAACCTTCAGAATATGAAGATTTTGGTTATTTAGATAAGTGTAGAGCAAAAAAATATAGAATAATGATAAGTCCTTATTTGTTGTATTTTGTAAGAAATTGCAATACATTTTCAAATGTTGTATCTAATCGAGTATTTATACAAAATAAATAAATAATAAATACATGTCATTGAACATTCTATATGGAAATTCCATGGGCTGAAAAATATCGACCAACCACATTTTCATCGATTGTTCTCAACCCATACAATGAATTATTGTTTAAAAGTATGATTGAACAAGAATACATTCCTAACATGCTTTTTTTTGGTCCTCCTGGAACTGGTAAAACGACTACCATTATTAATTTAATACGACTTTACCAAGAAAAAAAACAAGAAACCAATAAAGGGTTGACAATTCATTTGAATGCATCCGATGACCGAGGCATTGATATTATACGCAACCAAATTCATTCATTTGTTAATTCAAAAACATTTTTTAACAATGGTTTAAAAATTGTTATCTTAGATGAAGTCGATTCCATGACCAAAAATGCACAACAAGCTCTCATTTATTTAATGAATGATACCTATGAAAATACCCGATTTTTTTTGATTTGCAATTATATAAGCAAAATTGATGAATCGTTGCAATCTTTATTCATCAAAATAAAATTCAATCATTTACCCAAACAAGACATTTTAACATTTTTAAAACACGTTTCCGAATGTGAAAAAATATTACTTACCGATATACAATTACACTACATTCAAGAATTATTCGGGTCCGACATCCGAAGCATGATTAATTACATGCAAACCAACCAAGACAACCTAGCCCATTTTAAAATTATTCATTCTGACGTATGGGAAGAACTCTATCAATCTGCTACACCCATTGAAAAAGTAGATGAAATTAGTTGCGACTACAACATGGACAAAAAACACATCATCAAAGAATATTTATATTATATCATTTTACATCATATTGATAGCTACGATTTATCTTCTCTAAACACGATTGAATTAGCCATTCACACACCTGACATTAATATTGATTATGTTGTTCATTATATATTTAATAATTGAATTTAAAGAACTAGTATAAGTTAAGTAAAAATGGAACTTGATATGGAATGGAACGATTTTCTGAACGACGAATCGGTTCTAGCCCCTCCTACGTATAATGTTGACAAAGATGGTTCTGTCCCTGAATCGTCATCATTATATATTTCGACCAACACAATTATCTCCTATCTGAATCAACCGATTGATTTGATTGATTTATTTTGGAAACTAGAAGTTATCCCTTATCATGAACCGCGCGAAGGAATCATCAAAAAACAAATCAAATTAAATTGCACTACTCCTAGTGAATTAAGTGATATTGATACCAAAATTTCATCGTCACCTCGTTACGGTTACAGAAACACCATCAAACATATTGAAAACGAACGTGGCAACATTAAATATAAAAACGTAAGTAAAATAACAATTGGTATCTCCAAAAAAGATATTATCTCCTATCGTCTCAAACAAAAAGGGGCGTTTTACAACTGTTTCGTTCTCATCATTAGGGTTCAATTGGAACAATTTAAAGAATTTCACGTAAAAATATTCAACACTGGTAAGATTGAAATACCCGGAATTCAAAACAAAGAACATTTGCCACATGTCATTCGCATTTTGATAGACCAATTTCGTTTGTACTATCCTGATATTGCTTACAATAAAGAAAATGAAGAAGTCGTACTCATCAACTCCAACTTTAATTGCGGGTATTTCATCAACCGCGACAGTTTATACCATAAATTGCGATATGAAAAAAACATTTCTGCCGTCTACGACCCGTGTTCTTATCCAGGCATTCAATGCAAAATTTATTATACACCAGAAAATGAAATTGTCAGCACTCCCATTCCTGGAAATGTAGTATCGTTCATGATTTTTAGAACCGGCAGTATTTTAATCGTTGGCAAATGTTCGTTGCTCATCATTCATAAAATATATGATTATATTGTTTGTCTTTTAAAAGAATCGTTTCAAAGTATCGTAGACCATAAATGCACACATGTTAAACCAGAATTATTTAAAAAAAAAGTGAAGAAAACTATTTTAATAAAATAACGATTTAAAGCAACTATACTTTTAGTATCATGTCGGAGCAAAAGTTACCATGCGAACTAGTATTGAAACATGTTAGTAAACTATCGTTAGAGAAAGACAAGCCTATCATGTTGGATTACTGGACGTTATCATGTGAAAAGTCCGTGGTCATCGGGGTTCGTGCAAGTAGTGAAAAATTGTTGGTTAAGAACGAAGATGAATACACAAGTCCCATTTCTAAAGTCTACAAGGTTGGCGAACAATATATCGTAGAAACCGAGAATTCATTGTACATTGTCAGTTCTGACATTCCTACAAAACGTATTTCTTAATTATCTACCTGACCATATCTTTAATAACGGTAAATAAGGATATTTTTTTATATCTTGCAATCGAATACCCCACGGACAATATTTATGAATATTATCCAACAATATAGTCGGTTTATATTCTTTTTGCAACAAACAAGAAATAATTCGTTCAAATCGACATCTGTTATATCAATTTGTAATTACAGGCAGTAACAAATTCAAATTGTATTTAGTATTGATGTGTGTTACAAAATCATGTGAAATAATTGTCATTCCTCCAAAACATCCTACCCAATTTTTACTTTTATAAAATGCAGTTAATTCTGGATTATGAAATAAATCAATTATTCTAGTTTCATTCACTACATCATCGGATAGATGATTAAACCACCAAAGAATAGTATATTTATCTATGTTTACATTTATATAAGATTGCATGAATACCGAATCATGCATTATGAAAGCATTATCAAACCATTTATTTCTTACATAATAATAATAAGGTAATAATTCACCACGACCAGGAAATTTACTTTGTATAATTATGGTATTGTACAATTCTTTTTTTGTAATAAAATGATAATTGCTATTATCATCAATGATAACTATTTTATTTTCAGGATAAAATGTACGTATAGAGTCGTAACATTTTATCCAATACAAATTGGTAAGTAGACTGTTTACATGCCTTAATATAATAAATCCTATAGCAGGGTTATATTCTCCATTTGCATTTAATTTATATTTTTTGTATATTGTTGGGTTTAGTTTAAAACTAAACATAGAGTATTTAAAGATTATTTATCTACATAATAAGAATGGAAATTGTTTCCAATTTACATGAAAAGTATAAATTGAACCCATACATGCATGATAAACTAACGCAATATTTGAATAATTTACCAATGTTGATGCAATCTGTTGAAAACCACCATATTCAAAAAACGCAACAATTACTTGAATTGTCCGACAAAAAGGAAAAATACGTTCAGAATTTTTTGTCTACTCACTCTATTTTTTACATTCCACAAACTGAACTATTTATCGAGTACAAAGACCAGAATTATGCCATTGTTTCCGACGACGATATTGCCCATTACGTCTTGTCGGAATTGTACGATAATGACCTGAAAATATGGAAATATAAAATTAAAAAACATATCATTAAACGAATCAAGGAAAATCTGTTTACCACAAGTATTCCTGATTCCTCTACAATTAAATCTGTACTTCAATCTCTTACAATGTTCAGCTCCAAGAACCATATCAAATACTTTTTAACCATTTTGGGGGACACTCTTTTGGGTAAAAAAGAATCGTTCATTTATTTCATCGATGCATCTTACAAAAAAATGATACGCAAATGTGTCGAGCAAATCTATGCCATGACCAATAAAAGCGTATCTGACATTTTTAAATATAAATTCTGGGACCATAAATATGAACAGTGTCGTATGATTACTGGAAAATGTCCTGAGCTCTATTTGTTCCCTACCAAGATTCTCAATGTGATTAGCGTGGCTACCTATTTATCGACCAAGTACACGAACGCAGAAGGATTTTTGACACAATGTAAAGAGGATGAGTTCATACAGAAAACCTTATATTTGAACCAACACACCCCGGAAAATATCATTACGATGTTTGTAGATGAAACGATGCATAAGAAGGGAACGACATCATATAAAAATTTCTACTTTTTGTGGCGGTCGTACCTCAAACAAAAGGAGTTGCCGTTGGTGATATCAGATGCCAATTTCAAAACAATTCTTACGAATTTACAGTTGATTCAAGATGATGTGATTCCGCTAACGTCGAAACAAGTATACATACATAATGTAAAATTGTTTTTAGACAAAAATCCGTATTTAGAGGACCAGTACGATGTGTCTGAATTGGTAGACATGTACAACGAATCTCAGCCGGATGAAACAAAAATGAACGAAGAAATGTTGAGGGACATTATTCTTTTACTTCAATAATAATTTTACGTTTGATAGATTTACGTCGTTTGGTTTTACCCGATGTAAAACGCTTGATAGAATATTCTCGATGCTGGGTACGAGAACCGCCACTGGTGCGTACCTTTTCAGGTATTTTTTTAGGTGAAAAAAAATTAAATATTCCAGGTAGACCCGAAACTACTTCAGAAGATACAGGTTGTGCTTCTGGTAGTGTTGCTGCTTCTGGTAGTGATGCTGCTTCTGGTAGTGATGCTGCTTCTGGTAGTGATGCTGCTTCTGGTAGTGATGCTGCTTCTGGTAGTGATGCTGCTTCTGGTAGTGCTGCTGCTTCTGGTAGTGATGCTGCTTCTGGTAGTGATGCTGCTTCTGGTAGTGGTGCTGCTGGTAATAATGATGCTGTTTCGGATGATGTGTTAAATAAATTTTGAGCATTATAAAATTTTGAAAAAAACGTGTTGTCTGTCTCAATTCTATTAATAATATGGTCATTTAATGTATCAAAATCTTTTAATAAATTTGAATACGGTTCACCAATGAATAAATTTAATGTCATAAAATAATTTTGTAAAAGCATACATTGATTAAATTCTAAACACAAACATTTAATAAGATTATAAATGATTACAAACGTATGAGTTTCAAACATATCATCAGAAATATATGGATATATAGTTGGTAATATTAATTTACCATTTATTAATTCATTTGTCAATTTAAATAGTGACACCCCAAATATCCGATAACAGGTTGCATGACCATAATACGTATCAAATTCGAATTTAATATCTGAATCTTTACGTAATTTACTAACATTATGTAGTATTTCATTAATAGATAAATCTTGTTCCGACCTACAAAAAGGAACATAAACACCTAATTGAGTCAAATGATTATAAATTTTAGCCATTTTGCTTTTAAATTCTTTATCAGTTGAGGTTTCAAAATGTTCCATATAAATTTTAAATAACTTATCATTGTCTTTCGTTTCAAATAATTCATCTATTAATAAATATAATTTGGGGTCACCTCCTTTCATTTTATGTTGTTTTTTATTTTTAGACCCTCCACTTGGTAATCTTAAAAATTCAGATTTATGTACACGTTCTGGAATGTCATACACTTCTTTATCCTCAGGATTATCTAATGTAAACTTATATGTTTGTGTATCACTATCAAAATCTGAAATTGTACCTTTGACCACCCCCCCCCCATCGAGATCTACTGAAACACTTATTTTCTTTGCCTTTAATGATTCTGCTCCTTCTGGCTGTACTTCATCCTTTTTTTCTTCCGCGGCTGCTGGCCCTGGAGATGGTGGAAGTGCCGGTGGTGTTGAGTCTACTACTTCTTCTTCAACATGTTGTATGCGAATGTTATATTCAGTTGTTTCTTCTTGTAATCTAGGTATGCCTCCAGCATTTTCGGGTATCATATGTAACAAATTGGCTAAAAGAGACAATTGTGTTTCCATTGATATAGGCGTACGTTTCTCTTCAATCCCACCTGATGTACCTTCACTAT